TGTGATAAACAACCTGTTTTCAACTTACTCGGTTCATCTAAAGGGCTGTATTGTGCGATTCATAAAATGGACGGAATGGTTAATGTGAAAGATAGACGATGTGAACACGAAGGATGTGATAAAGTAAATCCTGTTTTTAACACACCTGGTTCATCCATAGGTCTGTATTGTGCTAGTCATAAACTCGACGGGATGGTTAATGTGAAAGATAGACGATGTGAACACGAAGGATGTGAAAAAAGACCACATTTCAACACACCTGGTTCATCCATAGGTCTATATTGCGCGGATCACAAACTGGATGGAATGGTTAATGTGAAAAGTAAACGATGTGAATACGAAGGTTGTGATAAAATAACACCCTCTTTCAACACACCAGGTTCATCCATAGGTCTGTATTGTTCAATTCATAAACTCGACGGGATGGTTGATGTGAAAAGTAAACGATGCGTACACGAAGGATGTGAAACAAGACCAATCTTTGGTTTTCCTGGAATATCGGCATCGAGATGCAAACAACATATTGAGGATGGAATGATCGCCTATCCCAAAACCAAATGCTCTTATGAAAAATGCAAATCCCCAGCCTTATTTGGTGTTGGTAGACCTGAACGATGTGAAGAGCACAAAGAACCGTTTCATCTCAATTTAGTAGAGAGACGGTGTGTTTCATGTGGTCTTCTTTACATACTTAACAAGAAGAGCTTTTGTGGGATCTGTGATCCTGACGAGTTTAACAAGACACGATTAGCAAAACAAAACCAAATAAAGAACATGTTAGATGTCAACGGATACAAATACGAGAGTTGTGACCGTATGATTGAACATGGTATATGTTTCTCTTATCGACCTGATTTTGTGTTTGATTGTGGAACACACTTTGTGGTGTTGGAAGTGGACGAAGGACAACACAGAGGATACGATTCCAAATGTGAAGATATAAGAATGATAAACATATACCAAAGTCTTGGATTGACAACTAAGTTCATACGATACAATCCAGATGCCTATAAGATAGGCAAAAACAAAAAAGAACCGAGTTTTCATCATAAAACGAAAACACTTAAAAAAACCTTAGATTGTGCATTTGGAGAAACACCCGTTGCTCCCATTAGTGTTAAATACATGTTTTACGATGATCGTGAAAATACAGTGTTTGAAAAAGTGTGTATGAAAAATTTTAATTTGTAATTAAATTCTATATCTGAAAATACTTTTTACAAACCAATGAATATTTTCATATTATTTTTTTTTGTCCCTCCTCAAATACTCATTATACAGGGTGAGCACCAGTGTGTGTTTTTATTTAATTATTAAATATTGAGACATATAAAATGCTTTATAAATGTGATCATTGTATTTACTCTTCTAAAAGATTGTCCAATTTAGTTAGACATCAAAATAAACTATTCCCTTGTAATGTGTGGTAAATACACCATGAAAGATTCTTCATTTTGTTATGATCATTATTTAAAAAACTGTAATGAACAAGAAAGTTATTTTTGTACTATATTGAATTATTTTAATTTTTTAATGTATTATTTTTATGAGATAGAAACCAAAAATATGAATTAAACACTTAAAGATTGTAAATTTTATAAATTCGTCCATTTTCGATAAAAGTTGATTTGAATCGTCAATGAGATAATAACACATAAAAAATAAAATGTCTTGTATTATTCATAAATTACAATTTCATACTGCGACTCAACAATGTATAATGTTACAATGGAGTGTAGACCAAGTTTACAAAACACAAGAAGATACATTTACGATATATTTATTGTCTTACGATGAACAGTATGATAAATATACTGAAAAAATGTCATGGAAGCGTACATTAAAGATTAATGACGGAACTATCCTGTACGATTGTTATGAATTCATTCCGACAGGCATATATGTAATTCGTGTTGAGAACAAGACAAATTCTTGTGAAGTAAGAGTGATTGTTCCAGCGCTCGCAATACTATCTACAGGAGGGTCGTGTTTTCTAGTAGATGGAAGATCAGTTGGTTTAAACTCAAACGGTTGGTATGTGATAACAAACCACCATGCACTTCCTACCTTCGAACATGCATTGTCTACAAATGTAACATTCAACGATGTAATTGTTACCAATCTTCGTCCAGACATTTTTTGGAAAACAAGTACAAACAAAGGTGACATAGGATTAGATTATTCATGCATCGCTGTAGATGAAGCTACGAAACAGAGACTGTTGGAAATGAAAATATATCCAAACCCAATTATTAATCAACCGAAAGAATGTGAAAAAAACCTCATGCTGATTCATCGTCCCAGATATGCGAATCAAGTTCTACACACAGTATGTAGGGTTGTAGCTCACAAAAAAGTGAAAACACAATATGACTACCTAGGTCCAGCGTCTGGAGGCGGATCTTCGGGGTCGCCTGTTTTTGGAGTGGATACGAATACGAGAAAGGTTGGTGTATGTGGATTACATAAAGCGCGATTCACTTGTGTAAATTTACCGAATATTATAGCTGATATTTGTAAGGTAAACGCAGATATTGTAACATTTTTCAACATTCAATAGGACCGTTTTTTGAATTAAGGTAAACAATGCGTTAATTAAACTTATCATATAACCCCTGATTTATTAGTGATCTATTGTATTTTCTTTTTAACTTTGAACCGTTTGCTTTATCATATATGTTTTCACAGTCCTCACATGTTGTTAAATATGGATCAATCAAAATTTTCCCGTTGTTGTATACAAACATATGTGAGTCGGATAAAATTACATGTTCATAAGCGAAGAGTTCCGTTTCATCATTGCTAGTATGATCATCGTAAAAGCTTAATTGTTCTTCAAGCATTCTCACCCAACGTTCGTCATTATTATGAGGAAAAATAAGGCCAGGATATAGTTTCAAACCTTTGAAATCACATTTATCAAAGGGTGGAAAAGCCCTAAGATCTCCTTCATTATTAATATATATATCATTCATTGTACAATTACCCGATAGGTCGCTCTTTAATAAAGGTGTAAGATCGTCCGCGTAAACATATGGTACAGATCTATTAGGATTCGTGTGTGTGCTATATAACTTAGATGCGGCTAACCATGTACTATCTCCTGCTACAATGATACCTGCACTAAAACCGGACCATATGATTTCTTTATTTCTTTGTATAGCTTGTGCAAATCCGGTTCTTTTCATTTGTCGGAGTAACCAATGCGTTTCTCCACCATAACAATAGATCATATCATACTGATTCAAATATGTATCCCACTCTTGTGAAATATCTTCTGTTACAATTTTTAAATTGTTAAAGTTTTTTGAGGCGCTATATGCATTAAACGACGCTTCAAATAGTGGTGGATTTGTAAAAGGTCTGATATTATCGGGAACGTTGTCTTGATGATGATACTCCAATTGGGGTTCACTAAGATGTAAATGATCAATATATATTTTAAATTCAGGTAAATTATTTTCCATAATTTGTTTGAAAGCGACAGAATGTTCAATGAAACCATTACAAATAAGATCCGCTTTAATTTGGAGATTTCTTGGTTTCTGACCTATAGTATCAGCGAAAGCGCCGTACATATAACTTAATGGAGCTGAAATAAGGGTGAGTATCCTAATTGTTCTTTCTTGTTTATGTTCAAACATATTAAGAAGTTCTTTTTTAATCGGATTTGAAAAATGTCCAGCATTTGTATCATTAATATAAGAAAATGTATTACTAAAACCTATTATTTTTCTACCCGAATACTGTATAACTTGTTGATCACAGTAAGAATCACAGCCAGTATCTGATGATGCCCCTCCTCGAATTGTTTTTATTTTTGACTTCCACGTCGTTTTCTTTGTTTTCAATTTGTTCAAACTGTGTGAGGTGAGTCCATATGCGAAATGATCAACAATTTGTGTTTCAGACATTTCGAATATACTAGTCCAATTTCCTTCAGCTAGTCGTTCGTTTCGTAAAAATATATTATGATTACTTTGGTCATAATATATATTATTGAAACCAACAAATAATACAGAATCTTTTTCAGAGTCTGTTATTTTTCTTTGAAAAGCATCTTTTAATAGTTCGGTATTCGTAATATTTTTTAATATTGTTTGTTGTGGTTTTGTTTGTTGTGGTTCTTCCAATGGCAATGATTTGATGACTGGTAAAGAATCTCCACCATAAGTTGTCTTTTTAGTGTTAGTTTTTTCAATTTGTCTCGGATAAGCGAATAGAACTCGATCTTTATGATCACTCAATTTTTCGTCGCTATACCGTGCTTGATAAAAAAATAAAGGTTTGAACTCATTATTACTATTCATGATTAATTTAATTGAGTTCAAAGATTTGCAGTTGATTATCACTTTATTGTTTTGATTTTTGTTAAAACTATGAGATGATAATACTTGAAAGGGTATACCTCCCAGCTCTTTTTTCAAGGAAGAATATTTAGAATGATCTTTCATTATTTCTTCGATGCGTGTACTATGTGTCCATTTATTAATAATTTTAATGTAATGGTCACTTTTAAAAGATAAATAGAATCTATCATTTTCGTTAATTAGTTTTCCATATCTCCCCAAATAAATTGCGTCTTTAAATGGTAAGTATTTGGGTGTAGAGTAATATAATGGAGTATCATTATAAAATCCAGTTCTGTTTTTATATTTTTTAAGTATCACTTTTAATATCATTTTTAGATTAATTAAGAAAATATTTTCATACATATATCATATTATACAAAAAATGTTAAGAATTTTCGGACAAATACCTTTTGCTCATAATCGTTATAACATGCGTTATAAACATGTACGAAGTGCTGATGCATTTTGTTTTGATGTGGATAGTACGATATGTAAAAACGAGGGTCTTGATGATCTTGCTAAATGGTGTAATGTCAACGATATATCTGACATTACACGAAGAACGATGAATGGAGAGATTTGTTTTCGTAAATCTTTAAAATCCAGACTGGATATCATAAAACCTAGTAAATTTGATGTATTAAGCTTTAATAAACATAATCCAGCGATTATGAGTAAAAACATTCATAATTTGATTCGTGTATTGCATCATAACAATAAAGATGTATTTTTGGTTTCGGGTGGTTTCAGGTCGATTATCCAACCAATTGCGTTATCCCTTTCCATTCCAATGACAAAGGTTTATGCTAATACATTTATATTTGACGAATTAACCAAAGAATATATCGGATTTGATGAAAACGAGTACACATCGATGTCTGGTGGAAAAGCATTTGTCATAAAGCACATTAAAGAAATGTATGGATATAAAAATATTATCATGATAGGAGATGGTGTCACTGATTTAGAAGCCTCTGCTGATTTTTTTATAGGTTATGGTGGTGTAAATATTATGGAAAATGTAAAAGATAAAGCGGACTGGTTCATAGAGGATTTCGAGGACATAGCAAATATATTCATAAACTGAAATATAAAAAAAGAGATGGGTCATTTTTTTATAGGCAGTGAAAATGATATATTATTTAGACGGTATTAAAAAAATGAAAAATGTCTTTATTTTGAAAAAAAAAACTTAACTAACAAAACATAAAACATAACAAGGTTAAAACTAAACTATATAATAAAATAAAATATGGATTATGCACACAATTTAGGTATTAAAATTGTAGATAATATATTATGTGATGATGTCGATAATTCTTGTAAGAAAATTAACTGCTATGTATCGTTTACGATGTATAGTATTGTTTCAATCGATGCTATAAATCGAAGTGCAAAAATGAAAATAGTGGTTGACCATAAATACAAAGTAAAAGATTATTTGAAAGTATTTTCATATACAAAAAATTTAGAGTCTATTAAAATTCCATGGATAGTTGTTAACATGGTGGATTCTGAAATAAAGTGTTCGAATAGTATGATAAAGAGTACTATTTTAGAGAATCCTAATATAAAAAATACAATAGGTGCTTCAGTATATGGTGGATACAACTCTATAGACACGTCATTGACAATTCAAAAAGTTGACGATAGTATGATAAAATGTGAGTCGTATACGATGATTATAGATGTATCCTATTATACAGAAGAACGACATGCACCGTTTGATACGATCCATTTATTTTTTAAGTTGGCCACAACTGGACAACCTGGGACTGAATATATTAATTATATTTTTGACAAAGAAGACTCTAATTTCCAAGGATATAATGTTATCGGTGGTGGATATTATCCAATTCTTGATGAACCGATTATTAACAATGTGTTTATTTTATATGATCAACTAAAAATACGCTATTCCCGGTTGTATCTTATTTTAAGTTATAAGCATAATTGGATTCCTGATGTTGTAAAATATTATATTATACCGAATACACTTATGTTATTACTCGTCATTGTTGAAATTCATTCAAATACAGAACTAATAAGCATTGCGTCTACATTGTTATTGGCAGATATTGCGTTATTATTTACTATTCCAACACGATCGTACATATCTTTTATGGAGTACTCGTTAATAATACATATATTATTTAAACTATTGTCTACTTATATATTACTTGAATTTAATACTAAAATAATTCGTCTTTTTTTGGGATGTTCATCTATATTAACGGGATGTATAACTTTTACATATCAATATAGTAAAGCTTTCTTAAAAAACAAAAGAATATTAAAAGGAATACATAATAATGAATACAACGAACTTAAAACAAAATAAAGATATTGTGAAAAGTATGTCTACATATTTTAAATGTTATAAACATGACACCAATAAATGGATAGAATATCCATGTGATGATATTAGTAATGAAAGTAATACAACAACAATTTATTTTAAAATTGGACTTTTTTTGATTTTAATTGTGTTTTTTTTATTGATTCGCCCAATTTTTCTATATTTTATGTACAAATGTTTAAATATAAATACGAATACGAATGATACATATTCACGTAGTCATGAACATAAGGAGATCCAATGTTCTATTGATTCAAATTTGCAGAAAATTGTAATAAACCCAGACGATTCTTATAATTTGTTAGAAGATACGTGTATGAAAATATAGGATATTAAAATTGATATGAAACCGTCTGTGTAATTATTTGAAAAAAAAACATCAACGCACAATATTACAATACGAGTTGCGAGAATCGTTACAGGTGAACATATAGTCTATTTTAGAGAAATAATCTGAATCAATTGATAAAGATCCAGAGGCAGATGTTCCTTCACGAATAAATGAATTCATAATATCAAACAAGGGTTGTAATTCCAATGCGTATTGATTTTCAATACCGACATTCTTCAATTGGAATCGTATGTTCATACATTCTTCAAGGCGTTTTTCTAATACTTTCATAATTATAAACAAATTTACAATTTTATGATTTAAATCATTTATGAGTTAATTATTTTGTACTAGTTATAAAATTGATAAATGTTATCATTACCACACGATATTCAATCATTAATTTGGAAAAAATACTATAATAACAGTGTTCTATCTGAGATGATTCAATGTTCTATTTCAGTTTTTTTGATAAACACTTCAAAAATAAGAAGAGAAAATGATATGATTATGATGAGATACAATACAGAATGGTAAAAAGATTAGCCAGTCAGTGTTGTTCATATAATTATTAACAATCGAAAATACAATTAGACCCCAAAACTGTTATGATCAATAAAATAAAAATAGGGTAAAAATGGTTTCATCTTAAAAACTAAAATAAAGTTTTTTCTACATACATATATATATTTGTAATATAAATATATGGGACTTTTATTGTTTGATCAATATACATATCTTCATTTTGCGTCCGGTATTATAGCATTTTTCTGGGGGATATCATTATCGAATTGGATGATACTTCATATGCTTTTTGAATTAGCAGAGAATACAAAAGCTGGTTTATATTTTATTAATCATTTTACTTTTTGGCCCGGAGGCAAACCATACAAAGATTCTATTATGAATATAATAGGTGATAATATTGGAACACTATTGGGTTGGTTATCTGCTCGAGCTGTAGAAAAGATTGCGAATAAATATAACTTATATTAGAAACATAAAAACTAAATTGTTTCTTTTTTCTACATAGATTTTGCAAATGAATTCATCATTCAATTCTTTGCGTACAATAAACACTTTTTTTATTTTTTTGTTATAAACCCACATCGTGGTTTTCCAACACACAATTCGAAACTAATATCATTTAATGGGATATTAATATTATCATTTATCTTTATATCAAGATGTAGGTTTTTATCTTCTTCAAATAATACATCATGTACTACTTTATTTGGTGAATTATATGCGTAGTACACCACCACGCAATCGAAGCACTCTAAATTATCTTGTAAGTTTCCCTACAAGTCAGACTGTATCTTATACCGATCATTGTGATTGACTTAAATCACTCTCAGTCCACCGCCGTTCAGTCGTTGAAGCCCTACCATATTCTTGTCATTAGCGAACTTAGATAGTAAACTGCGGATTGCCCATTGTAACATATTCGTCCTTATTACGAGGGAAGTGGAATTACCACTGATCCCTTTACCAGTTTCCCGGCAAAGGTCGTAGACGAACCTTTAGGGGTTTCCCGCTTCAAGCGGTGTTGCAGATAGATCCAAATATTATTTTATAGGTCTATCCACTTGCCTGTCCATTGCCTGACAGACACTCACACCCAGTGCTTGTTTAGGTGTAGCGTGCTTTCCTTTTGTATATTGTAGTCAGCCAAAACACGACCATCTTCCAGTTGTTTTCCTGCAAAGATGAGACGTTGTTGATCGGGCGGAATACCTTCTTTGTCTTGAATTTTAGATTTTACATTATCAATCGTATCGGTAGATTCAACCTCAAGTGTAATTGTTTTACCTGTAAGAGTCTTGACAAAAATTTGCATTTTAATAAAAGCACATATAATATTTGAACATTTGTTTGTTAATATAAATATGAAAAGTAAATCTAATAAAAAACCAACAAAAAAAACACAAAAACCAACAAAAAAAACACAAAAACCACCAAAAAAACCAAAAACTAATAATACACATTTTGGAGGAGCTATTATTCCACAGGCTATTGCATTACCATTTCATATTGCTTCTTTAGTTAACTCTGGTCTTTTTAAAATGATCAGCAAGATACCGTCGCCAATCTAAAACATATTATTCCTTTCTGAAGGGTAATAATAGTAATTAAAAAATAAATAATTTATTATAAGATATTGAAAATATATATAAAATGGGTACTACGGAAATACCATGGGTGATTACCATAAAAGAAAACTGTAACATCGCTGAATTATCAAATAAACAAAAACTATATTATACATTGAATGTTATAAATGTTTCAAAAAAATCATCAATTGAATCTGAACAAAATAAAAGGATATGTGTGATCCCATTATTTAAATCAAATAAATCTGCAAAGTTTTACAATATTAACAAATGGAACTCAATGAATTCTATTTGTTATATTTACGATGCATTTGAAGAGTCCCGTCCTCATTGTTTATATTTAAAAAAAAAAATACCCTCATCATTGTATTCTAAAACAATCGACGATGATATAGTTGAATACATAGAATTTGATAATAATGTTGATATATCATCATTTGTTTTAATGAACAATTTGTATTTCTATTATATATCGGATATAACTGAACTGAATAACGTTTTATCATTAAATGGATTTTTACTAAATCCTTTAGCAGATGTTGAGCAATATTATGATAAAAAAATGGTAAATAATTTCATCTTAGAATACTTCGAACATATGTTAAAGTTATAAGTTTAACATATTAACGGTTTTGTATATTTGGTCGTAATATGAATACATAAATGTCATGGTATACATTTAATTTAGCATTACAATGGTCTGTTATTTTAAAAAGAATAACATGTTTATGTATTTTTTGAAAAAGTTTTAACATTTTGACAACAATATTGTGCTTTATAATAATTAGGTTTTCTTTAATCTGGTTTTTTAATGTTTTCTATAAAAAAGTAAATTAAATTTTTTGATGTTTTTGTTTTAATAGAAGTTTGTGTTTTTGTTTAAAAGTTATAATAACATCATCCAATATTTTAGGCCAATCGTACTTCCCTTTAATTTGAAACCTATTTAAAATATTTTCAGAAGTATTCCATAGCATACGGTTATATTTAGTGTAAACTTTAACATATATTGTATAAAACATAAACCATTCATAACTGTTTATTGACGATTGCATAAACCATTTGAATGCATCTAAAGGATGTATCTCATGTAAAAACATACTATGTCCTAGTATATATACAATTTCCCTTTCAGTTAATATACCACTATCTATTCCTTTACTAATCGTTATATGGACATGATACATACCTGTTGTACAGTTATTCCATTTATACGATGTCGACTTTTGAAATCCTAGAGGATTGCAACATTTTAAAACATACAAATAATGATAAATATATATGTACCTTTTATATTCTCTGTATATGAGATAATATGTTAAATTGTAATGAACGCTTTGAACATCATGTTTGTTCATTTCTAATATTACATCATTTGGATTTAAAAGACCAATATTTAAACTACAAGATAATACATCTTGATAAAGCTCGAAAAATACTTTATCCTGTTTCAATAAATCATTCAAAAATATTCGAGTTTGATTATGATCAATTGGTAACTCAAAACCTAAACAATCTCCGCAATTTTTGGAAAAGAAATTGTTTACATATGCAATAGCTTCTTTAACAAAACTGTTGTAAAAATATGGCCTTTTTTCTAACAAACTCTGTATCGTTACTTCAGTATTTATATAGTTTGAAGCGTGTTCATAATGTTTTAAGTCAACTTCCATGTTATAATATACTTTTGATATTTTGATGAATTGTTCAAAAGAAGGTATCGTTTTTTTAGTATTTTTTTGATTCTTGAAAAAAATATGTATTTTTTGTAATTGTGAATTTGTTAACAAAAAACTGGGACTTGTAATAAAGATAATATCTCGGGTAATATTTTTACGACTAATAAATTCAATATTTTCAAACATAAACAATTTATCATTTGGTTTTAGAAAATTGATGAGATCGTCACTAAACGATAAATATATACACTCTAAAAAAATGTTTTTAATATTGTTAAAATATGATTGCATTGATGCTCTATGTAAAATTAATTTCTTTTTGTTATATTCATATTTACAAAAGAAGTCGGTATATTCCCATATAAAACATTTATCAATCTCATAAATTAAACAAATCTTTACAATAAAGCTTTTTCTAAAGAGAGTATTTGGAACAATACATAATATGTTATTAGACATTTCTATTTTGATTGTTAATCAAAAACAAAAAAAACAATTTACGATTTTAAGTATTTTAACCTTTTTTACGCTTGTTGTTTTAAAATTGTAAAATAGGTTTCGATAATGTTATCTCTGATAAAACAAAATGGAATTTATAAAGGATCAACGAGTGAAGTGCACTTACGGAGAGTATATCGAAAAAACTGGCACAGTAACACGAAATAATACGCTTAAACTTAAAAAAACAAAGGCTTCTATAATTCAGTTTGACGGAGAAACAAAAAACATTTTGATGTACAATACGCAATTAGCTCTCATTTAGATTTTATCAAATCTTTTTCATTTTTTTCAATATTATATATTTTTAACCCTTTAGTATACTTCAAAAAAATATAATAATATCATAAATTAAAATGATGTACAAACAGGAAATAAGTATATTTGTTGTCATGGTATGTTTGTTATTCGTTATAATTAAACTTCATAAAACACATTTTGAACAATTTCGCTTGTTGAATTGTGATATAAGCAAAACGATCCATAATGATTCAGACGAAGACTATCTATGTTGTACAGCTAGAAATATGTTAATGGAAATAGATGATACACATGCGTCATATAGCTATTACTATAATATTAACGAACAATGTCAAGTTTTATCATCCATAAATATACAAGATCCTTTATCTGATTCTTATAATCCAAATTTTCACTACGATGCACTTGATTCTATATACAACACACTGGTGACCCAGTCAAATGACTTGAGTGAAACATTAAGAGGACTTCAAAGCGACTTAGACCTTTTAGAGTCAACATATGAATCAGAGTCGAATTCGTATGTATCTCTATCAAACCTATACAGTGCATCTAATACACATTATGGTACACTAAGTAATATAAAATCGCATCTTGACGATATGAAAGACATGCATGCTTACAAAGCAGCACTTTCGAACTTAGATGACGTTATCAACAACGATACTTTGGATACAATGGGTATAAGAACAGGTCTTAAGTATAAAGAAATAGACATAAAAACTGAAATTGAAAACTCACTTCAAAAAGCGATCAATTATATTCCTAAACTATCTGAGTTATATATTTACAATGTAAAACTCTTTGAATCGATTAAAAAAACAGAAGATTTGATTACCGGACAATCAGCCGGACAACCAGGAGGAACCGATTCTCAAAAGACACATTTATCAAATTCGAAAACTTTATACAGTAATTCCATCCTATTTATGAATAAATCGGAAACTACGCTTTACAGAATAAGTGAAAGAATCAAGCAGTTGAGTAGTGATATTTATCAAACGAACTTTACCCCTAAAAACATTGTTGTCAATATCAATACCAATAATATCAATATAACATATGACAATGAAAATAAATACAGACTACCGGTCAATATTATTCATGATGATAGCATATATATACATGATAAACTGTTTAATCAATGTACAAGTGTACAGTTAACCTGTGGTAATTTCGATACAGCTACTACGGAAGTAGAAACAGACATAACTGAATCATATAAAAAACAGAATACAATGAGTGACGCCGGATATCAACTGTCGTCGTCGTTATTTGTTTTTTTCATGAAGAAATTTACAAGAGAATCAATAATATCAAACAACTATAATATAACTAAGGACGTAGTTAATGAAAATATAATTCATGCCTTCCTTCTTAAAACATTCCCACCCCTCGAATAGTAATAAAAAAAAATGTTAATGAATAAATAAAATGATAGAGTATCAAATTATTTTTCCATTGGTTATTGTGAGTATAATTGGTTTGGTGATAGTGATAACTGCTATAACTAATATATCCTATTATTTTATAGAAAAAAAGAAAACTATTAACAATTAAATTATATTAACATTTACAGAAAAAGATAAAAATAAAACTATTAACAAATATTTCAAGGCGGAAGTATATTGGTCATCGTGAAAAGATGTTTCATTTTTTTACTCTTATTGATTTAAATTTTTTTTGTTTAAGTGTTGATTGTTAAACATATCATAATGAAAAATGGGTATTCTTCCTAAGGAAGACGGTGGAGGATATTTACATTTCACTAAACAATCACACGATTTATGATCATTGATAGATACCATTTTGTACCATTTTCGATAGCATTCGATAGGTCGAAAAATACTTTTAAAAAAATACGACATTTATTTTAAATATAATGACATATAGTATGTTTAAATAACGTGTTTAAAATTGTATTGTTTTAATTTTTTTGCATGTTTTTTATTTTTGATTTACTTACTTCTTTAAAAGCACTGACTGATTACAGTCTCTTCAACAGTACGACTGAAAAATTCTTGTTTGTTTTTTATGAAAATAACTTTACCATTACTATGACGTTTGAACATGCAGCGACCATAGCCATTTTAAGTTATTATAAAAAATATAAAAAATTTGATAGTATTTTCTTAAATTTATTTCAAGGTTCGAAATGATAAATGAAACAATATTTGTTACAAATACATATGAAAAAATTGCAAAGGAATTTAGTGATACAAGATACAATGTATGGAATTTTGTTAAAAAATTTATGAAAGATAAACAAAAATTATATGGTATTGACATTGGATGTGGTAATGGTAAAAATATGATACATTTGAATATGATTGGTATTGATAATTGTAAGGGTTTTGTAAATATATGTAACACTAGACATAAAGATGTTATATTAGGCGATATATGTGCTTTGCCATTCAAAAGTGAAACATTTGATTATACTATATCAATTGCAACATTACATCATTTGTCAAGTGAAGAAAGACGGATAAAATGTGTATATGAGATGATTCGGGTCATAAAGAAAAATGGTGAAGGAGTAATATCTGTATGGTCACATGAATTTCAAACAAAACATAAATTTGAATTAGGGGATAATTTTGTTCCCTGGAAGTCAATAAATGTTGAAATAAAACCAGAATTAAGATATTATTACATAATGAATTTCGATATGTTCACAAACCTGATGGAAAAATTTAAAAATAAGATAAAGGTTATTTCAATTGAAAATGAAAAAGGCAATTGGATATTGCATTATAAAAAAATATAAATAGAATACCTTTATATTTATTGGACTTATTATTATGTATAGGATACCATATATATAATGTGATATCTGTTATTTGAAAAGTTCACAAGTTAATTAAGTGAACTTCTTTGTAAAAAAGAAGTCTCTCCCAGTAGGAATCGAACCTACGACCTAACGGTTAACAGCCGTTCGCTCTAACCATCTGAGCTATAGGAGATCACTTGTCAATCGATAATTATACAAGTGATCTCCCAATTAAAAAATAGGGGTTATGAAACAAAATATTGTCAGACAACTAGTGTTCTATAAAGAATATATATACTTGTTTTTAAATATATTTTTTATGTATAAAAAAACTAATTCTAATTTGTAAAATTTTAAATAGCGATAGTATGTTCATTTACTATACTGGAAGTGCAACCAAACTTCTTTGATACAAAATATTGTCGACAACACTATTATACAAAGCGGTGAAGTATCCGTGCGAATATGACCCTCTAATGGATGTATCACGAAGATGCGTTATATTTTGAATAGAATTTATTTCATTTTGCCTATTTTGTGTTGGTATGGGTAGATATAGTGTGTTTTGACGACGACGAGGCTGTTCAGATAGGATGAAATTACGTCTGTTATTGTTTCGGTTTTGTTCTGTTTGTTTCTTTCCTGTAGTAAGAGATGCACGACAGTAAGGACAATCATCAGAACGTTTCTGCCATTTGTCAATGCACTCTGTGTGGTAATAATGTTTACAAAGGGTTAGCGTGAAGAGGCTGTTGTTATTGACAATATCCATGCATATACAACAGTGTGTGTCATCCGGTACATCAGGAAAAACAATACAAGTTTCAGTAGCAGCATAAGATAGATCATAATCAGGATAAGGTTCATCATTGCTACTTTCATTCACAATGAAATTTCGATGCTTACCACAGAAATCACTCCCATTACATGCTTTATATGTACATTGTTTGGGAATTTGTCCCCGCCTCAAAGAGTACTTAAGAGTTGCCTTGCAAGTTGTAAAAGCCATATATGTCTCTTTGTTGATGGATGATAGTGCTTTTTGGAATATTTATTGATGATTTTATACATTATATAAATCAATTTTTATTGAAATTAAAACTTTTTTTTTTTACTTTGAAAGTGTTTTCTGAGTAACATTACTCATTACATATGATGTGAAAAGATACTTGTTTATTTCAATCCATTCATTCATAGTAGCTTTGTTCATTATTAGTGCAATCGTAGATAGAAATGATAAACTAGTTGCATAACCGAATTTTCGTGATATTTGAAATGACTCGTTGTTACTCTTCATTTTCTTCTAATTTAAATTCCTCATTTTGTATTTAAATCTATCTTTTCCTGTATTTTTTTTTTAGACAATAGCAATTATGCTACAATACGATTAAAATTAATCCATAAATATATGACCCACAACAACTAAGATAATTAACAATAAATTGTAAAAAAAACGATTGTATAAATTAACAATAAAATAACAAATATTAACATAAAACTTTTGGTTATAACATGCACGTTTTAATACAAGTTTTTTTTTTAATATAAAAAAGTTTTTTCAAAATACAAAAAAATATACATATTTTTTTTTTTAACTTTTTATTTAAAAAAAAATATAAATGTTCACGAAGGTCTTATAATCGATTTTTTGGTACAAAAATATTTTTGAGTAAATATAATATAATAAAATATGATTTTGTTACAAGTTCATGGTATGAATACCTAGTTTGTTCACACAATCAAAATAATACTTTTCATTATTTGTAAACATACATAAAGTGGTTTAAATTGGTCTAATAAATTAAAGTATTTTGGGTGATAAAAAATTGGAAACAAATGACAATTATAATTTGTTGATAAAAAGTAAATGAAATATATATTGATAAAAGCTGAAAACATACATATTATAAACTTTGATGATGTTTTAGAGGAAAGCTTATCATCCACACGATGGAATAGAGATAGAACAATGGTAGTACTAAAATGTAAAAACAACAAAGCTCCGTTGTGGTATGTGAATAGTCCTATATATTCTCATGAATATATAATAAAACTAATGCAAACTGATGAGTGGAGCATTTGAAAATTATATAAAAGACAATGAATATATTTGTAAAATAGTCAATTACTAACATGGAATGTATTGTTGCAGTTGGTAAGAATTTAGGTATAGGAGTAAATCTTGATATACCGTGGACAATACCAGAAGATCTATATTTTTTTAAACAAACAACTGTGAATCACTTGGTTGTAATGGGTTGGTCTACGTTCATTTCAATGAAAATGAAACCATTATCAAATAGAATGAATGTTGTTTTGACAACAAATCAACCACCATTACATAAACATGACAATTTATTTATAGGTAATATGGATGAATGTATGCGATTTTTGGAACACCATAAAATTAGGGATAAAACAAAGAAAATATTTATTATTGGTGGTGAAAAGATTTACAAGTTATTCTTACCATATGTTAAAAAATTACACCTAACAGAAATACAACATGAAGAGAAACACGTGTTTACAGCATACTTTCCAAAAATACCTGAGAGATTTCAGTTGATTCATAATAGCGATTTAATGGTATGTAAAAAATATCCTAAACAAAAATATAGATTTTTAACTTATATGGATGATGATACAGGCAGTACAAATTCATTTGATAATGAATATCTACGATTGTGTAACAAAGTGCTCGAACATGGTGAGGAACGAAATGATAGAACAGGAACAGGGACCTTTTCTATTTTTGGTGATCAAATGAGGTTTGATATAAGAAAGTATATACCTGTGTTAACAACAAAACGAATTCCATGGAAGAGTTGCATTGAAGAGCTTTTATGGTTTTTGCGTGGCGATACAGACTCTAATATCCTTAGTAAGAAAGGAGTTAACATTTGGAAACCCAACTCTTCTCGAAAGTTTTTGGATAGTGTGAATCTATTTCATCTGGAAGAAGGAGACTGTGGTGCGAATTACTCTTTTCAGTGGCGACATTTTGGTCATAAATACACAAACAAAAATGACGATTACGAAAAAAAAGGCATAGATCAAATCGAATATATTGAAAATCTTTTAAAAACAGATAAAACAAGTCGCCGTATTTTCTTATCTGCATGGAATCCATGTGATATAAAAAGTACAGTTTTACCACCCTGTCATGTAAGTGCACAGTTTTATGTAAATAACAATAATGAACTAAGTTGCCATTTGTATCAACGATCATGTGACATGTTTCTGGGAGTTCCTTGGAATATTTTATCCTATTCAGTTTTGACCTATATACTTGCTATCCGAAATGGGTACACACCTGGATGGTTATATCATAGCACAGGAGATACACATATCTATAAAGATCATATAGAGCAAATTAAAAAACAATTATCTAATGAAGTTTTAAGCACATCCAAGCTCGTTATTAATGAAGATGTAAAAGAAAAGAAATGGAATGAGATCACTATTGATGACTTTGATCTAGTTGGATATTTTCCACATAACAAAATTCAAGCTAATATGAGTGCTTAAGGAAAATAATCAACATTTTTTTAACTATATAATTTTTAGTGTTTATTATAAAGACAATAACTTTACATTAAACAATATGTTAAATTTACAAAAATACCAAAATAAACTCTCTTTAGATGGGTTGACAACGGAAACTGCAGATAATTTGATTTATTTTAAGAGAGACTCTGTTTTTGTAAGACAACCTTTTGAACATATTCAAACATATACAGGAGATTCTAATGTTGTTATGGGTGTTAATGCAGCGAAACTTTTAAAAAAAGGAAACGCAAACTTATGTATGGGTTATGGTGCAGGATATAACAACAATAATACATCTTTAACAAATCTAAAATATTCGTCAAAAAATGTGTTTTTAGGGACAAGAGCAGGGTATAATAATGTAGACGGTTATTTGAATACTTTTATTGGATATGAAAATTCAATGAATACTGTTAATAGTCGTTTATTAAAAACAACTAGTGATTTCAACTTAAGACACAATATCGGAATAGGTGCAAATGGAAATGTAAACGGTGGGTACACTATTGGTATAGGTGACGATTCAGTTAATGATGGAAATTATTCATGTGTTATCGGACATAATAGTTCTAATTTTTCAACCAACACATTGTTAATAGGTAATAAAATACAAAACACAGGAAACAATTCATTTATTTTACGAGCGAATGGTTCATCTAACTTAGACAGTATGTCAAGTATAAATAATAGCATCGATAATTACTTCAACCTGAATGATGTTTTTGTTGGAACTATGGGGGATATTATTAATGTAGAACATGCAATTAAATTTAACAAATCAGTCATCTTCGATAATGAATTAGTCAGCAAAAGAATCAAAGCTACAGAGTTATTGGAAGCACCCTCTAATTCTATATTAAATGTTGTTAATATTGGTAGTAATCTAACTACTTTAGGAGATGTTCATTTATCTGGAAATAGTGACAATATGTTAATTGTATCCACTGAATCTCGATTCAGTGGTGAAACTTTCCTATATAACAACTTTGATATTCAAGATATATTTAAAGTAACACAGAAAGCGACTTTTCTTTCACCAAAAAAGGTAAGTTTTTTTAATGATAAAGTGGTGATAAATAATGATGATACAACCATCCATACAAGATCATATTTTCATGATGATGTCATGTTTGATTCAAATGTAACTTTTAAATCCTCTGTGGTTTTCGATTCTAATATAAACGCAAACGATGATATATTTTCGAACAAAAAACTAGTATCCAGTAATCATACAGAAATACACGGAAATCTTAAAATCAACGGAATCGACTTTTACGATCTTCTTTCTGGATCCAGTGATTTTCAACCTAAAATTCAAGATAGTATTCCTTGGTTGAATGATTATCAAAATCAAGTAGACTTGGGTGGTTTTAAGAACGAATTATTCGCTCCTTGGATCAAATTCAACCAAAGCGAAATAGAGCTTTCGCAATTTAAAAACGATCTTGCTCCTTGGTTAGAAACGATTCCATCTGATATTAATCTTAGCATTTTCAATAATGATATATTTCCTTTATGGATTAAAACTGAACAAAATGAAATAGACATCGGTAATTTTAAAAATGATACATACACTTGGTTACAACCAGAACAAGAAGATATTTTATTATCTGGTTTTCAGTTTGACGAATCATTAGTGTGGTTAATTGATCCAACAGACAGTAGTCAACTAAATGTTAATGTGCAAAATTTTAACTTTACTAGTAATTTAAAATGGCTCAAAACAATAGACGATTCGTCTCAAAAAACTTACAAATTATCAGGATTTACCAATGATATAGCTCCTTGGTTGAGTCATGAACAAAGCAATGTGTCTATTTTGAATTTCAAAAAACCTATTTGGTTCGTAGATGCACAAAATGAGATCCGTTTAAAAGGTTTTTATAATGATCTCGCTCCTTGGTTAAGAGTGTCACCTTTAGATATCAACATAAGTATTTTTACACATGATACTCTTGATGTTTTAGAGGATAGCGTTTTTCAAAAAAACCTTACTGTTAAAGGCGAATTTGGTTTACAATCTAATTTGTATGTGCATGGAACACTGTTCGTTCAGAAAGATGCCGCATTTATGAGTGATGTAATAATCGATGGCAACTTACAAATAAACTCGAATTTAACTGTAGGCTCTAATATCGATATCGAAGGTAACTTAACAGTTAATCAAAAAGGTTTCTTCTATGAGGATGTCTTTCTCCACGGAGATGTTCAATTGGGTTCAGAATTAATGGTACAATCTAATGTTTTTATAAAAGGAAGTCTTAATGTTAATGATAAAGTAATTTTTGATAATGATACAGATGTTACATCTAATGTAAACATTGGTGGTACCTTAAGTATAAATGACGTTGTTACTTTAAACAGCAATCTTTTTGTTCACGATAATAGTATTTTTTTTGATACACTTACGGTTTATGGTGAAACACTTTTGAATTCGAACACTAATATAAACGCTGAACTGACCGTTCAAGATTTTAGCACCTTCCATAATGATGTTCTTATCCATGGTGATGTTCAAATCAACTCATCGCTTAATATAACATCCAATGTGAACATAAAAGGTGTGCTTTTTGTAGACGAAAATGTATCCATTAATGACAATGTAACTATCGAGTCTAATCTACATGTTAAAGGTACAATAACAGTTGACGACGAAGTTACTCTGAATAGCAATATGTCGATATTTGGTGATTTGAATATGAACGGTCATTTAGTTGTCTATGATGAAGTTGTTTTACATAGTAATGTAAAAATAGAATCAGATCTGTTGGTAGATCACACATTAAATGTTAATCACGAGACTTACCTTTATGATAATGTGTTTCTAGCCTCAAATTTAGATGTTAAAGGAGCAATAACAGTAAAAAAAGATGTGATGTTATATGATAATTTATATGTGTCATCTAATGTTGTTATTGATGGTGATCTGAGCATCGAGCAAACACTTTTTGTTCATGATAATGTGTATATAGATTCGAATTTAAGTGTTAGTGGAATGCTTGTCGTAAATGATGCGTCAGTATTCAACAATGATGTTGTTATGAATGATGATCTTATTGTATTAGGTGTGCTTAAAGTTAAATATAATCAGTTCTATGATGATTTGATTGTAGAAGGTCGTGTACATATGTATTCAAATTTAAATGTAAATTCAAATGTTTTTATTGATGGCGAACTGAGTGTAAATGATGATGTATATTTTAAAAATAATCTACATATTGGAACATCGCTTACTGTTGATGATATAACTAATATGAGAAATGATGTTATTATAGATGGAAATGTTATCATACAATCATCTTTGACTATCAATTCCAACATGAATGTGAATGGTGGGATGGTAATACAAGAAAACAGCACTTTTCATAAAGATGTAACAGTGGACGGTACCTTGATATTGAACTCTAATGTATCCGTATTGAACGATTTGAATGTAGATGGTGGGATGGTAATACAAGAAAACAGCAGCTTTCTGAAGGACTTAACAGTAGACGGTACCTTAAAATTGAACTCTAATTTGATAGTACAAGAAAACAGCACTTTTCATAAAGATGTAACAGTAGACGGTACCTTGATATTGAACTCTAATGTATCCGTATTACACGATTTGAATGTAGATGGAGGGATGGTAATACAAGAAAACAGTAGATTTCATAAAGATGTAAAAGTAGACGGTACCTTGATATTAAGCTCAAATTTGATAGTACAAGAAAACAGTACTTTTCATAAAGATGTAACAGTAGACGGTACCTTGATATTGAACTCTAATGTATCCGTATTGAACGATTTGAATGTAGATGGAGGGATTGTAATACAAGAAAACAGTAGATTTCATAAAGATGTAACAGTAGACGGTACCTTGATATTGAACTCTAATGTATCCGTATTGAACGATTTGAATGTAGATGGAGGGATGGTAATACAAGAAAACAGCAGCTTTCTGAAGGACTTAACAGTAGACGGTACCTTGATATTGAACTCTAATTTGATAGTACAAGAAAACAGCACTTTTCATAAAGATGTAACAGTAGACGGTACCTTGATATTGAACTCTAATTTGATAGTACAAGAAAACAGTACTTTTCATAAAGATGTAACAGTAGACGGTACCTTGATATTAAACTCTAATGTATCCGTATTGAACGATTTGAATGTAGATGGTGGGATGGTAATACAAGAAAACAGTAGATTTTATAAAGATGTAACAGTGGACGGTACCTTGATATTAAGCTCTAATTTGATAGTACAAGAAAACAGTAGATTTCATAAAGATGTAACAGTAGACGGTACCTTGATATTGAACTCTAATTTGATAGTACAAGAAAACAGTAGATTTTATAAAGATGTAACAGTAGACGGTACCTTGATATTGAACTCTAATGTATCCGTATTGAACGATTTGAATGTGAATGGCGGGATGGTAATACAAGAAAACAGTAGATTTCATAAAGATGTAACAGTGGACGGTACCTTGATATTGAACTCTAATTTGAAGGTGCAATCAAATGTTGATATATTAGGAAAGTTGGAGGTAAACAATAGTGTTACATTGAACGATATATTTACAATAAAGAATGGAGATGATGATGTTTTTCGAGTTGATGGAACGGCATTGTATCTCCATGATGACATGTATAGAGAAATAAGTAGAAAAATAGTATTATCAAATATAGATCGCGATGATGGACAAACAGATAGTGTATTTAACAAATCTGTGTTAATTAAAGGTGAGCTAACAACAGATTCTAATTTGATAGCTAATTCCGAAGTTTTTATTGGTGGTTCATTAAGTATTCATGAAGATGTAACAATAGATGGTAACCTAAAAGTTAAGGATACTGTAATATTTAATAAAGATTTACTCTTACAAAACAAGTTACAAGTACTTCCGTTGGATACTTCAAATCAGAGTTGGTGGAACATATATTGTGATTCTTCAGTGGATGAGGTATATGAAGCTGACTTACTATTTGAATCAAAGAACGGTTCAAAGATGACATTCCATGATCAGTTCGAGGAGTCTATTATTAACTTTACCGGACAACATCGATGTAGTATAATAAAAACGAATATACCAAGGCAAATGAGTATAAGCGATTTTATAGGAAGAATTGTAATATCTACAGGAGAATATCATGATTTGCATAACAATAATAAAATACGAATAAACGAAGCTATTCCGAAGGTGAAGTTATGTAATGTAGAAATGGATCAGCGAGTATTTGGTGTAATAAGCGGAGAGGAGGAGATTGGAAAATATCGTGAATTTAAATTTGGAAACTTAAGTTTCTTCTTAAACAAGAAAAAGAACAATAAGAAAGTAATGATAAATAGTGTAGGAGAGGGTGGTGTATGGGTGTGTAATATTAATGGAAATTTTACTAATGGGGATTATATAACGTCATCAGGTGTATATGGTTATGGTATGTATCAAGGTGACAACATTCAAAGGAATTATACCGTAGCTAAAATTACATGTGATTGTTTATTTGATTTGGAATCGCCAATATACGATTGTGATGAATTTATTTACAAAGAAAAAACAATACGAAGAGCATTTGTTGGCTGTATATATTATTGTTAAAAATCCAAAAACATTGTATGTATGTATGTTTCTTTCAATTTTAAAAAATAAAAATAAAAAAAACTCGCAATCTAAAATTATAATCTTGGTATTATCTAATTTTCTAAAATCTTAATAAAACACACGATGTCATCTGCACTCTCTGCAACAAATCCTCTTACTTTATTGGGAACTACAGACCAGTTCCTATTGAATAATACAAGTCCGTTAAGTTACCCAGACACAACGAATGCAGGACCATATACAACTTTAGGGCCTGTATTTTTACCACAAATATATGGTAAAGATCTTAATCAAATTGAGGTAGGTTCATCTGGTATAATTGCACTTTCCATTTACGATCAGAATGTATTGACTGTTGATTCTAATCTTGCTAATGTAGGAGGGGTGTCCTTTAATGCTATTTCATTAAAGGCGAAAGATGCAAATGATGCCATAAACCTTCAATCTGGAAACAAACGTGTAGTTATTGATTCCATGATGGTTAGTGAGAACGTGACTCAGACTACTTTAACAACTGACCAATCAGCTGGTTTCCTTGTAGACAATGATCTTAATGTAAGTGGTATATTATCTGTACATTCATCTGTAACCATGTTTGATACTTTAAGTGTAGCAAGTGATGTAGTGATGGGTGCATCTTTATCTGTAAGTGGTACTGCTACTTTTGAAGATAATATGTTTATAGAAGGGAAAACTTTGAAGATTCCTACAGGTACAGAGTTAGAGCGTCCAATCACGACTGAAAATCATGGTTCAATTTATTACAACAGCGAATACAATCGTTTTGAAGGTCTTCATAATGATCATGTATGGCGTCCGTTTGGCGGCGTAGTAGACACTGATATGGATACTAAAATTGTTGCGGAGTTAGAAGCAGGTAGTGACAATGACGAGCTTCATTTCTATGCCAATGATGCATCTGTCGCTCGAATGGTGATGAGCGAGACACAATTATCGGTGTCTCTCGAAGTTATTATAGAAAGTAATCTCTCAATCGGCGGGTATTTAGCAATTGGAAATGTGATGACTATTTCAGACAGTATTCAATTACAAGGTCCTCTTGAGTTAGAGAGCACCCTGTCTGTATTTGGTGCAACTAATTTAGGTAACAGTTTATCTGTTGCTGCTGCGACTACATTGAGTAGCACTCTCTCTGTGAATGATGCTTCTCATTTCGAGAGCACTGTTGGTATAAAGGGTGAAGCAACTCTTCATAATACTTTAAGTGTTCAGGGTCTTGTAACCATTGACGACGATTTATCTATTTCAGGAAATGCTATTATTGGTACGACTCTTTCTGTGTCTGGTCAAGTGGATATGTCTAACTCTTTAAACATTGGTTCAACATTATCTGTTACAGGTGCTTCTTTCCTCGAGGGTGCGTCCAAGTTAGGGAGCACCCTTTCAGTGGAGAGTGACACCACTTTGAAAGGGTCTCTTTCTGTTGGTGGTGCTGTATTTATGTCAAGCTCTCTTTCTATAGAGAGTGATCTCGTTAACAAAGGTCATTTATCTGTAGGTGAAACAGGTGTTATTGCGAAAACTTTGAGTGTGGGTCGAGCTGCTGACTTCAATACTTCTGTCCAGATTGGCACAACTCTCTCCGTAGCATCTGACACCACAATAGGCGGTGCGTTGTCGGTAGCTAATGATGTGACTTTGGCTAGTGGCAGTACAATGTATACAAACAATATTCAAACAATAGGTGCGGACAAAGACATGGTAATCAATCTTGGAACAAATAATGACGGAACTCTTACAATCAATGGTTCTCTTGATGTTCTTGGAACTTTCAACAATATTGGGGTAGAGGTTACCAATCTTCAAGTTGAGGATAAAACGATCACTTTATCAACAGGTAATACAGATATTCCGGGTGGTCAACAATATGTTAACGAGGACAGTGCTCTTAATCATAAATCTGGTTTGAAGATTGAAGGTCTTCCTCTACATTTCACTAGCAATGATCCTACTTACGCACACGATTTTACTGCAACTGCAGGTGGTGTTACTAATATATGGGAGAAATCATTCTTATGGAATTGGAACGAAGAAGGTTTAAACACTGGTGGGATCCAACAAGGTCCCCTATCATCTTTAACTAGTGTGAAAACTGCTTATTCATACGCAGATGCAGATGTTACCAACTCTAAAAACATAGAACACGAATCTTTCTGGGAACTGAAAGGTGGTGCTCTTCGTCTTAGCAGTTTCGTTCAGAACTCAGTCGGTCAACTTGAGAAAATATCTTACACTATGCGTATTACAAAAACAAAGGAACTTCAGTTTATTAAACACGAATACACTACTGCAGATGGTGCTGTTTATGTTAAGAAGACACCAAATGCGGTTGCTACTTTCGGTGTTAGTTTTTAGAAACATGAATAATAAAATTGAATTGACAATTTTTTTGAATAATATATATATTTATATAATTTCTCTTGCGGATGGGTCTTTTATATCACCACACCATTTAGGCATCCAATAATATGGGATAACATCGGTATATTTAAAATACATTTTATCAAATATTTTTTTATAATAGAGTGCTTCTTTAGAGAGATTATTGAACTCTAGTGATTCAGTGTCTGAGACTAATGTATCGATATATTTTTGTATTGTTTTATGCCATGATTTTTCAGGTTTACTTATTCCATCACTAAACGCCTCTTTTTTTCTCCACAATACTTTACTAGGGATCAGATTTTCGTGTTCGAAAGCTTTACGAAGTAAAAGCTTCTCAATTCGATACGGTGTAGGCATTCTAAGTTCAGGTGGAATAGAGTGATATAATTCTACAAAATCATTATCAGCAAATGGAACTCTTGCTTCTAAACCATTTCCAGATATACAACGATCACTCCGCAAACCATCAAAATAGAAGTTATCACTTAGTAATCTTTTACATTCCGTATCAAAGCTAAAAGGATCTGGTGCATTGTTCAAATATTTATATCCACCACATATTTCATCACTATATTCACCATTAAAAACCACTTTACAATCTGTATTATTTTTTATAAATTGTGCTACCATCATATTACCAACACCAGCACGAACAGTGGTAGTATCGTAGCTTTCAATCATTTTGATTGTTTTTTCGATATTATTAAGAAAATCTCCTTCAGACAGTTCGATATAATGATGAATAGATTTGATATGGTTAGCAACGATATTGGCGTAGTACAAGTCAGGAGATCCCTTAAACCCGATTGAGAAAGTTTTTAGGGTGAACGCTGGATAATGTTTAGCAACCAGCGCAGCAATTAAGCTACTATCTAATCCGCCTGATAGTAAACAACATACATGTCCGTCACTCGTAAGTCTTTTTTCTACTGCTTTTTTTAGTGTTTTGTTTATTTGAGTACAAATATCATCTTCATAACTGATATATTTGTTCTGTTTACAGTAAACTAAATGTGTATTATATAATTTGTATGAACTTTCGATTGTCGTCATCTTATTTGTATCAATATCCATCATAATTCCAGGTATAACTTGACGAACATGATCAAAATCACATAATGACTTCAATTCAGAACCGAATCCTACCCCAGATGTATAATTAAATTGTCCAAAAAATAACGGTCGTACGCCATAACGATCTCTTGAAGCAAAAACTTTATTTTTATTATGATCAAATAATACAACAGCAAACTCGCCATCTAATTCAGATAGCACTTCGTTGAAAAAACTTAGTTTTGAATATAAATGTAAAATTATTTCACAACTATTGTTTGTATTGCACGTTATATTATATTTTTGTTGCAAGGTATTATGATTAAATATGTCACCATCACATATCATCCAAACATTATTATCGATAGTCATAGGTTGTATATAATTCGTAGCATTCGTACTTTGATCATTGACTATTAATCGATTGAAACCGAGCATAATATCGTTCATTTCAAAAATCTTAGTCTTACTGTCGTTTGGACCTCTATGATAGATCTTTTTTAAATTAGATGTAAATTTAGAGAGAATTAGTTGTGTTTTGATGTAAGCTAATATTCCACACATAATATAGTTTACAAATATTCAATTATATGATATATAAAGTATTTTCTAAATATATGAAAACTGATTTAAATATCAATTTACATACAAGTAAAAATATGAAATTTCTTAACATTGATCATATTTATGTTGTTCATTGTAAGCAATATCCAGAAAGATATACATATTTACAGAAAATATTTGATACTTTGAATATTCCAAAAGATTATTATGATTTTGTGGTGCACACACATAAGAGTGATATGACGGATGAAACAGTTTTAAAATATTATACAGTCGATACAGATATTCGTGATAAGGAGTTAAAGATCATAGGTGAGAATACTTATTTGACAAAGGATATATCAAGAGGTAACATATCATGTGGTATAAATCATATAAATATCTGGCAAAAAGTAACAGAAACCGAATACAATAATGTATTAGTATTGGAGGATGATATAATTTTTCAACAGGACACAATAAAAAATCTGGTAGAAGCTACAATGCAACTTCCTAAAAAGTTTTCATTTTGTTCTTTAGAAGAGGGTGCTGGATTGAAAGTTACAAATTATATTACAAAAAATATTGATCAGGATGTAATGTTTTACAAAGTACCAGACGGAAGAATGCGGTGTACAGGATCATACATTACAAATAAGGAGACATGTCGTAGACTTTTGACTTTTAACACGAAAAGAAAATTTTCTTTAGAAATTGATATGCAATTGTGGTTGTATGGTAAGTTGAAATTAATTGATGTATATTGGGCGTATCCACCTGTATTCGTACAAGGTTCGCAAAATGGAACCTATGTAAGTGGTATTCAAAATACAAATGGGGTAAATGAATCACACAATGTTATCATTCAAAATACACAGAGACTTCTTGAATATTTGGGAATGGAATCCAATCGAAGATGCATAGAGATAAAAAATGATAATGACCAACAAATATATTCTAGGAATCTGATAGAGAGACACAATTTTAGCACTTTGACTTTAAGTAATAACGATGCTAATATGGTAAACAAAATGAAAGAAATGAACAAGATGTTGTCGATAAAACATGTACATATGCAGACTAACATTACAAATGATAATATAGCTCATCTTATAAAAGAGAACTATTTTGAAGGTGCTTTAGATATTTTGGTATTGGATAAATATGATAAAGATCTTTTGTTTTTTTTATTAACAACATCTATTATTATCAATCCAAAAATTATAATAATAACATCGGCTATGGAACATACAAATATACATGAATCATATACATATTGTAATATCATGAATATGTTTATAAAGAAATAAATTTTAGTCTATATTTTTACACATACCAAATGTACGACGATGGTATACAGATAAACCATGTTCACGAATCCCTTGAATATGTTTTGGTGTCCCATATCCTTTATTATTTATCCAATCATATTTTTCTTGAAATTCAGGAAACTGATCGCACAAATTAACAATAAATGTATCTCTTTCTACCTTTGCTAAAATACTTGCTGATGCAATGCTCAAATATTTATTATCGCCTTGTGGTTCACATATATGTGGTATCATAATACTATCATTGCTTATATTTTCTATATTAAAATATTTATTTTTATAAGGTTTAAAACTTATTCCATCAACAAGCAATCTATCAATTGTATGGGAACTGTGTATTTGATCTATACAGTTATGCATAGCTTCATGAGCAGCATTGAGGATATTCTTTTCATCTATTTCTTCTGCAGATATATGAGAAATTGAGTATATTTTGCAATGTTTTTTTATAAAGTCGGAGCATTCGGTTCTTCTTTTTTGTGTCATTTTTTTGCTATCTTTGATCCATTTTAAATGTTCATATACATCTTTATTTTCAGCTAACCATTTAGAATCCCAAAGAACGGCTCCAGCCACAACTGGTCCAGAGAAGCACCCCCTTCCTACTTCATCAACACCGACTTGATTTTCTTCTATACTATCTTTATATAGTTGAAGCATTTTACACTTATTAATCTTTATTAACGCTTTTACTTAAATAAGCTTCTCTTTCTTTATCAAGTATTTGAAACATTGATTTTTTGTTTGTAGTAAATGGAGTGATTTCTTTTGTGACATCTATTTGCTTGAAGTCTCGAGAACTTTCATCGTAAATATATTCAGAAGGTATTGTTTCTTTCATATATTTTTTGTGTGTAAAAAGAATTGATCTTAAGAGCATTTTAGAGTTTTTATCAATCTCTTCTGTTTGTTTTTCATCTTTATTAGTTGTTGATTTGTCGTTTTGCTTGGAGGTTCTTTCTTCCCAATTTTTAAGAAGTGTTTCCATGATCACAATCAAATTTAAAAACTAAAATTTGATTTAAATAATTATACACTAACTTACTTATATACCTTTTTCAAATTTTCATTTTATACAAATGGACCATAGATTCAATCTTGATAACATCATTCATAATCATGTTAATATGAAAAATGCATGGAATAAAATTGATTGTAACAAACTACCTGAGTCTTTGATTACACAAATATCACAAAAACTTAACTTTTTGACAGTACAATCTAATTTATCATCTAAATCTATTGTAAAAAAAAGAATAGAACAAATAATAAAAAACCGCAAAAAGCTTAAACAACTAAAAGAAATCCCGGTTGTTGAACAAAGATCGAACGAATGGTTTGAAATACGGAACAATCTTATAACAGCGAGTGATTTTGGTGATGCTTTAGGTGTTGAAAAGTTTGGAAAGAAAAATGACGGCAAATCGTTTTATAAAAAGAAATGTGGTTTTGAAACAGTCACATATGATACTGCAAGTGTGTTCTTGCAATGGGGTGTTATGTTTGAGCCGATTGCGACTATGTTATATGAAAAACGCACAGGCATTCAAATTCATGAATTTGGAATTATAAAACATTCAAAGCATTCATTCTTAGGAGCTTCTCCTGACGGAATTAACGAACTTGGTGTTATGTTAGAGATCAAGTGTCCATATAAGCGTGTTATTACAGATGATTCGGTTTTAAAACAATATTATTATCAGATGCAGGGACAACTGGATGTGTGTGATTTGGAAGAATGTGACTTTTTGGAAGCAAAGTTTGAAGAATATGATTGTGCTGAAACATTTTGGGAAGATTACGAGGATAGCTTTACCACATTTACTACTAACTTTCAGGAAAAAGGAATTATACTAAAATTATCAGACTCTTCGTATGTTTATTCTCATCCTAATATGCAAAAACAGGAGTTAGAATCATGGTATATAAACGCATTATCTCAAAATATGCCTAATAAAGTTGTGTTTTGGTATTTAGACTCTTTCTCACTTAAAAGGGTGGATATAAACCGTCCATTTGTCACAAACATGAATATCCAACTACAAGATGTATGGAATAGAGTATTAGAATATCGCAGTAACCCTGAATTATATAAACAACAAATTGAAAATAAATCTTTATCATCAAGAAATTATCCGAATTCGGTATGTAAATTAAGATCTACTACACAAACAAAAAATAATACTGTAGGCGCTTTATTCCGACAAGAATACGAATAAATCTTTCATTAACTTATTATAATTATTTAGGTTTAGGTTTAGGTTCAGGTTTATGTTTAGGTTTAGGTTTATGTTTAGGTTTAGGTTTAGGTTTAGGTTTATGTTTAGGTTTAGGTTTTATGGAACCACCTGTGGTGCTAACAGGTAAAGAACACGAACCATTGCATCCACCACCACCCATCAATAATGGTGTGGCGTTACATGCACTACAACCTGTCATCTTTTTATATATTTAACTTATATAATAATAAAAAACAATAACTTAGTTTTTATCTATAACTTTTACGATTTAATGTGTTTTTTTTTCTATTTTGTTTCAATCATCATAATAGTTGCAACAAATTCTTTATATAACAAATACATTTCTGTGTGAATATCTTTAATTTTTTTGCTAAGTTGTGTAACGAATTTCTTTTCATATTTATTTTTAATGAGTAGTTCTTGATTGATAGGTTGAACTACTGTCAATGTGATATCAACTGGTTTTGTGACATAATGTGTCCATATACTTTTTGTCCATACATTATTGTATTTTGGAATATGACTTATGTTATGAAGAGTCATGTGCGCACAATAAACTGAATCCTCATGATCAAGATCATTTTTTTTAAACAATACAGCATTACCACAAAAAAGTTTGTTATGTTCAAAATATTTTCCAATGATACCAACATTAATATCATTAGTGCTATAAGGAATACCGCATAATTTCATACAAAGATTATACAATTCTTTATCTCCGTATGCGTATTGATATGTTATATTATGGTTTATATTAAACAAAAGATTCGTAACTATAAAATCTGTAGGTATCTTTGATTTATGGATCACAAAAAGACCGGCATCTGTTTCATGTTCATATTCTACATAAGAGAACCCAAACAATTTCATTAATTTATTTGTTTTTTCTGTGTATGCGTTTTGATATTTACCATATGTAAAAATATCAGGGAAAAACATATAATGATTTTTCTTGTAATATGGATGATCAAATAGAGATTCCATATTGGTAAATGGAATAATATCTACATCCATCCAAATAGTTTCGTCAAAAGATGATAAAAATAATGCGATACTTTTAATGCTAAAATTACGAGCATTGTAATTTTTGAAAAGAGAATGGTCCTGAACATTAATACACGAAACATTAAGAGTCTCCATTCTTTTAACAAAAGAGTCGGTCATCTCTTCATTATCGGCGTAATATAGTTCAATGGGTAAATTACATCCATGATGTCTTAGGATGTTTATACTGACGAAGCTTTGAAGAAGCAGATCGTTACCTCCTGCTGCAGTAATGATGCCCCTATTAACATTATATAGTGTATACCGATTATATATTTTTTTATGATTATGTAAAGCTGTATGATATTGGTGAGTTAGCGGTATATACTCTTTGTTTGTGATTGATTGTTTTAGATCCTCTATTGATTTATATAAAAATGGCTCCATAACAGATTATATCTATATTAGTTAATATTTTTATCAAAATTTAAACATAAATCATATTTTAAACATTATGGATAAAAACAAAGACATACAAATACATATAAATATGGACATAGTACATGCATTTTATAAAATAAATTGTTTATTTCCAAAAAATTCAAAAATATCAAAGTTAAAAGGTGGTTTGACAAATACAATTTATCTTATAGAGCATTTGGGTAACAAATATATTATTCGTGAATTTGGAAAAAATACGGAGGTTTTTGTCGATCGAGTTTTAGAGATGAGAATAATAAAAGAACTAGAACCCTACGATGTAACAAGAAAGTTAATCGAATTAACAAATAAAGGAACCATTGAGAGTTATGTTGAAGGACACCCAGTTACATATGAGAGTTTTAAAAACAGTAATTTGATCAGAAAACTAGTAGGACAAAAATTGCGTATGTTACACACATCTAATATATTAACTAAAAAAGAAACACAAACCGCTCATATATGGAAAGCATTTAATGATTGGACCACTCTGTGTTTACAATTATATGACTTAGATCTCAATATAAAGAAAATATTAACAAATATTTTTGAAATTGTTACAATGAAATCTAAAACTGCAGCATTTTATCCGATAGTAATGTGTCACAATGATTTAAATTTAGGGAATATTATATATGATCAACACAACCATCAAATAAAATTTATAGATTTTGAATATGCGTCATATAACTATAGGGGATATGATATAGGCAATATATTCGCCGAATTAGCAGGTAATGATTGTAATTGGGACAAATTACCTACAAAACATGAAAGATATGCGTTTTACAGTTATTATTTAGACACCTATAACGAAAACGAATTTAAACGACTGGATGAAGAGGTATCTTTTTTCATGCCATTATGTTGCTTGTTTTGGGCTTTATGGGGACTAATTCAAAATAAATACTCTGATAATCTACAATTTGATTATTTACAGTATTCAAATTCAAAAATAAATGGATATTTTACAGTTATGAATTTTTTTAACGGGTCGCAATGTCACCGTGTTTAATACACATTATGTAATTGTAACCGCTCTATTTGTAAAATTAATTTTGTTAATAAATATAAAATATAAAAAAAACCAAATGAGTAGAAATTACAGTGTTAGAAGGCGTAAAGGAATTGCACCTACTTCTAACTTGTTCAACGAGTTTGATGATTTAAGATTTTCGGAACAATTTTCTGGACAAAAACAACGAGATTATGAGGATTATTTAGAAAGGAAAAAAAGACGAAATGCGTATGATGGAATAAGAGAAGAGATACGAGGAGTATCCAATACAGATAGAAACAAAACCCGAGAGAGTGCTAGAAAAAGTTATTATAAAAATCGACCAGTAGTACTTCGACAAAGAATATTGAACAATGTTGAAGACGGTGGTTGTGTTCTCGATAGTACAATGAGCGATCCTTTTTATAATTGGACAACACAAGAACTCGCAATGTTTAAAAAATGCAAAACATTAAGGCGAGATCGATATGTTGTTCTACCGCAAGATATTAATCTTGTAGTCGATGATAGATACCGTCGACCGTATCCCTATCAAAGCGAACCTGTAAATAATACGCTTCTCAACAAAATGAATGATAATCTTTTAGATAAAACTAGGTTTAGATGGAGACATAAATTGAAATCGTTAGGACGAAAACCATATGAAGTATATGTAAAACCAAACTCACAAAGTCTTTATAGTGCATATTTAAAAACACTTGAAGAACATTCTACTCAATCAAACATAAGTAGATTGCATCAAGATGTCAATAACATTATGGACTCTGAAGAATTTAAACCGATAAAAAGTCAGTATCTTGGTAATTTGATAAACAATGATGTGATACATTCTGATACAGTATTTGATTGGAATGAGAGTAAAAAAGATTTAATTCGAAATCCTTCGCAAATTCATGTGCGGGCTTTATCTATTACTCTTGGAAAACCTATTGTAGTAATCACTATGAATGATAAGCATTTTTTTTCCGGCTATAAAGTTGATTTAAGACAAAGTTTACAGGTCTTCAACCCAAACTATGATACAAATAATATATTTGAGGAGGATCTTGATTTTGTCTTGGATAGAATGAAAAGCAAAACGACCTGTTTTGATCTATTAAAATGGACAAAAATAAAACAAAGCAACTGGTATAATACATTTATATCGAACAAACCATTATCACAACTTCAAGATGGATTTATGGTGTTACTCTTTAAGGTTGATGGATTTTTTAGTGCTACAGAAACAGCTAAACCATACGATTATATATACCCTGTACAGAAACATAAAGAAAAGGACGATATCTCTTTTAATACAGAAAACAATACTTCACCAACACAACCACAATCTCAACAACCACAATCTAATAAAACATTATGGACTCATAAAAAACAATATGAAAAATACTTAGAATCAAATATAAGATTTGATTTTACTTCTAAACTTAGAGCATTAGGACGTAAAGAGACTATTATTCAAGCTATCGGAGATGGTGCATGTATGTATCATGCTGTTTTTATTAATCACAACAATACAACGCTTGATATAAACACTTATCAGTTGAATGACAGTTCAGATTATGGAATAATTTTAAGAGCAGACTTGTATGATGCATTAAATGGTGATAATGAAAAATTCAAAAAAATGAAACAGATATATCAAGATGTTGACAACACATCTCCGTCGACCAGTACAAAACATAAAAACTTATGGGATAAATTATTAAGTGAAATAAATGAAAAATATACATATGCTGATGATATTCATATTAGGGTTCTTGCAATACATTTGAATAAAACCATTGTAGTAATAACACATAATTCACATGATAACTCAAATGCATACATTAATGATAGTTCAAAAGATATTAAAGTGTTCAAACCTGTGTATACCGATTCTAGAGTATTTAAAGAATCAACAATGTATTCAAATTCAAATTCGAATACTAAAGATGATATTGATGTAAACCAATTTAACAATATTATAAGTCCTTGTGATTCTTACAAGTTTAAGAATATTTTAAAATCTGAATGGTATAAAACTACTCACACGCATGATGAATTTTTAGTCATTGTTTACAACGGAGTTAACCATTTTGATGGAACACTACTCAATGAGGACGTAGTATTACATAATGATGATGATTATGATGATGATTATGATGATGATTATGATGAAACAGAATTGCCATCATCGTCTTCATCATCACATAAAAATGAAAATAATCAAGATCAAAATACACATAATCCACAAAGTCAAGGATGGACAACAAAGAAAAGACAAGCCGCTGCCGCTGCCGCTGCTGCTGCTGCTGCAGAAACTATCAAAAAAAATGAATCTGCTAAAAAACAAACACAGGAAACATTCAATAATACAAATACAAATACAGCATACAATACTGTTAGTAATTCTGATGATAATGGTAAAGTTGATGATAGTGATAGTGATGATGATAGTGATGATGATAATGATAAAGTTGATGATAGTGATAGTGATGATGATAGTGATAGTGATAATGGTAAAGTGGATGATAATGGTAAAGTGGATGATAATGATAAAGTGGATGATAATGATAAAGTTGATGATAATGGTAAAGTTGATGATAATGGTAAAGTTGATGATAGTGATAGTGATGATGATAGTGATAGTGATGATGATAGTGATAGTGATAATGATAAAGTGGATGATAATGATAAAGTTGATGATAATGATGAAAGAAAAGAAACACAGACATATGCTAGATTAGAAGAAACGAACAAAGAAGCCTTGTTATGGACAAGTGCATTCAATAATATACATAATACATCAAACACTACTGTTAGTGCTGATGATGAAGATGATGAAGATGATGAAGATGAAGATGAAGACGAAGACGAAGACGAAGAGTTTTACGATGATGTACAATGTAAAGTATGTAATAAAAAAGACGATGCCGAAAATATGCTTTTATGTGATGGATGCGATGACGGATATCATATTGGTTGTTTAGATCCTCCTTTAATAGCGATCCCTGAAGATATGTGGTATTGTAAGAAATGCACAAAGTATCATAACATGTACAAAAATCTTTTAAAGGATATAGAGGTGGTTACAACGACACCAGTTAATTTTTTGAACATTGATGAAATTAATAGAGGAAGAATAAAAGTTGCAATGGTGTGGAAGACTACTGTAAAACAAGGAAAACTTAAAAGATGTGTTCTGAAATGGTTTAAAGACGGAAAAGTAATAGGAGAAGGCAATCAATATAAAGCCACATGGGGAAATAACGAGGAGGTCTTTTTAGAATTAGAAAAATATTTTAAACCGGAACTTACATCAACTGAAATTCCAGAGAATACATTTTGGTTTTATTATAAAAATAAAGCAAAAGGGATAAAAACAACTCCAAAACAAAACAATAAAGACGATTTATCAGCACCTAAATATGAAAAAGATGTACCCTATTATTCTAAAGACGATATGATTGCAATTAAAACAGCCATCTATAAGGACGGGTTAAACAAAAAAGATGTTCAAAACCTTCAAGGGAATGTAAAGACGGGTTTGTATAATTATCAAGCTATAAAGGGATGGATAAACAATATAAGATCTATTGAAAGATTTTCTAAAGAGAAGAATTTTTATAAAATATATTCAAACGCTGATGAGTATGTCGAAAAAATCAGGGTAAATTATTTAAAACCTTTACAAGATAACACGGTCCGATTCCAAGGGTCATTGGCAAATTCGTTTAATGCTTTATATAAATTTTGGGAAGAATTTCCCGACATAAAAAACAAACGTGTCGAGACCGAGTTAAACAAAATAGTATTAAAAAACACAAACCCAGATTCTAAAAGGTCTATATTACATATAAAAACTGACATTTTGAAAAAGGATGTTCAACCAATTCAAAAAGCATTTAAGTCTGCACAACAATCTCAAAGAAAAAGAAAGGCAGAGGATTTACATAGAGGAAAATATTACGATTATGTTCATTTAAAAATTACAATACCAAAGATAGCTTTGAAAGAAAACGATTTACAACAATGGTTAGAAATTAGGTTCAATGCGATTACATTTTCAAAAACAATAACAGACAAACAGGTAAACCAGATTATAAAACAAATGGATAATTTGGAATTTTTGATATCTTTTACAGCTCATACAATGTTTTGTACTAGAAGAGATTTTGAAGATATTATGATAACGGATGCGAGAAAAGAGAATACACCAAAACAATATATAAAAAATGAAAATAGAATTATTGTTTCAAATTTGAAAAAGAAATACGAGAATGCTGATAGACCAGAGTATCATGAGTATAAGGTTGATGGTAAATTCAAAAAATATATTGATTTGTTTCTTAATGTAAGAGAAGCATTAACACACAATAAGTACTTTAAAAAATTAGGAAAATCTAAGCAACCATGGTGGCTGAAAAAAGATAATAAAGATTGTTTATTAAGAGAAAAATCTTACGAATTCTTTAACGACCAATTACAAAAATACACTTCTTGTTTTAGAAATCCTTCTTTAAAATTACAAACTTTTCGAACAAGTCACGAGACCTATAACAAACATCTTCGTATTCTTGGCTTAAGAACTTATGATTCGTATGTAAGAATATGCCACGAAAGTTTACATACAGAAACGACTTCGCAATTAAATTACGAACATTCTTTAAATGAATACAATAAAATATATATCCCCTGTTCTGAATCACAAGAAAGGATATATCAAAGCGGTATAAGGAATTATCTCAAAAGGTTACAGAATATAAAAAAACATTTTCGCACAACCTCTAATATTACCCAACAAAATAAGGAATCAATTACCAAAGCAGAACATGATCAAGCGAGTGACTCTAACACAATAAATACACATGATAACCCATCTTATATTAACGATGACGAAGTATCGTCTTACCGTTCTCAACCAATAACTAAGAAAGATTTAGAACCGCTTTTGAGTAGGTATATATATGTTATGGTAAAAACATCAGATGTTTTTAGTTTTAAAGGCATTGGGCGAGTAAGACTAAATAAGAACAAGATAACTAAGAAAAGCCATCCAATTTCACTAGAGTATTTATCAATGTTCAACTATTCTGAAACAACCAAAGATATATTTCAAACTATTCCAAAAGATGAGGAAAATAGTCCGATCACTTATATTATAAATAAACAGGAGCATCATATATACTTGTTACCTGATGGTTACTTACCATACAATCCATATCTAGATAAAATAAAAGTCGATGTTAAAGATTGGGAGACTACACTAAAAAAAAGATGGGATGAAAATAGATTGAAAGAAGTCCCTACAAGTAAAGGTATAATTTTTCAAAATGATAATGAAAATCAAGAGATGATTGTTAAAAAACCTTACAAAATAAAATATTTTGAAGAAGGAAAAATAAGAGAATTTGAAACAAATATACCACCAATATTAGATGATGATAATATGATATGGTTTCGTCTCAATGAAGATAATTTTGACGAAAACAAAAACAACGATAAAGAAATTTACAATAAAATTTTAAATCACTCATATATTTTACATTCATCGAATACAACTGTATGATCCTCATTTTCTAAACAATTATACAACCCAAATTCTCCATTATTATCATCATCGTTTGTTTTTATCATTTTAATTCCATATTGAATTGTTTCAATATTATCATTGAATGTATCAATATAATCCCAAAACACAACACATTGTTTTTTGTGATAATTTAAAGGATTTGAACATTTGTACATTAGACTATTCAATTTCTTATGTAAAGTTTTTTTTGGTAAACTGTATATACCTAAATTTTTATCAATATTGCAATTACAAACTATATTTTTTGTTACGATTATAGACATATATATATATAATGATTTTACTATTTTTTTAAATATTGTAACTTAAACCTTTTAATCGAGTTCTTCCATGGTACTAACTTTAGTATCATCAGAGTCTAATTCATTATTTCCTACAATTTCAGGAATATCTGTTGTTTCATCAACATCTTCAGATTTTTCATCCGCGTCAATTCCTAGACCGATCATTTTGTATATACGTTTGGAAAATACACTTGGATCATCATGATGATAACCCGATGCGACAAGCGCAGTGTCATACATGAGTTGAATAACATTTTTCATAATGTGTTCGTTCATAGATGTTTTCTGAATACCTTCTTGAAGCTTAACAATCATAGGGTGGTTTGGATTGATTTCTATAATCTTTTTGTTCATTCCACCCATCATATTAGAATTATTTTGAAGAGTTTGTGCTTTCATAATTCTTTCCATGTTTGCAGTCCATCCATACTCACCTGATACGATACAACATGGTGAATTTCCAAGTCGAGTGGAAACAACTACTTTTTCAACATCCAAAAGTTCCTTCATTTTTTTGCACAAATGCTTTTCATAATCCTCATTGGTTTCATGGAAAAGAGAATTGTCTTTTGTGATGTTTACTAGTTTCTTACCCTCAAACTCACGAATGTGTTGCACAATATATTCATCGATTGGATCCACTAAAAATAATACATCAAAACCTTTCTCCCTAATTCCATGAACAAATGGAGAATTCTCAACTGATTTCTTAGATTCGCCTGTGATAAAATAGATATGGTCTTGATTTTCTTTCATATTTGTTACATAATCATTCAAAGAGTTTAGATTCTCTGGATTGGAAGATGAATAAAATCGAAGAAGTTTCATCAACTTTTCACGATTATTAGCATCTTCATGAACACCTAGTTTAATATTCTGATGAAAGTTTGTGTAAAATGTATTGAATTTAGTTTTATCCTCATCCTCTGATAGCTCGTTCATCATTTCGATACATTTTTTAACTAAATTCTTTTTGATAACATTAACAATACGATTTTGTTGCAACACCTCTCGGGATACATTAAGTGGTAAATCGTCACTGTCAACAACACCTGTAACAAAATTGAGCCAATCTGGAACAAGATCCTCACATTTATCCATGATGAGAACTCTCTTCACATAAAGCTTCATTTTGTTATTTTTGTTTTTATCATTGTTAAACATATCAAATGGAGCTCGTTTAGGAATGTATAGAACCGACTTATATTCAACTTGCCCTTCAGCTGAGAAATGTTTGTGATATAATTCGTCATCCCAATCATTAGATAAAGATTTATAAAATGCTGAATATTCTTCAGAAGTGACTTCTGCTTGTTTCTTCAACCAGATAGGTTTCTGTTTGTTTAGCTGTGTCCATAAGGCCACTTCCTCAGTTACTGTTTTCTTTTTATTCTTTTTTTCATCATCAGATGGTTCGTCGTCGTCACTATCATCCCCAATTTTATCCATAGGTGATTTAACAGTCTCTTCTGAATCTTCATCCTTGATGTTAACAGTCTCTTCTGAATCTTCATCAGAAACTTCTTTTGTTTCAGTAGTAACTGTCCAAAGATAAATTGGATAATTTATAAATTCTGAATGACGTTTTACTATATCTGTAATTCTTTTCTCTTCCAAATATTCAACACAGTCGTCTTTCATTTCAATAACTATTTTTACACCATGTTCATAAACATCATCTTTGAACTCGTCAATTGTAAACGAACCACCTGCATTAGATTTCCAACAGTTCTTTCCAGAATATACAGTTACGGTTGTCCCAACTAAATATGCAGAATAAAAGCCTACACCAAACTGTCCGATCATACTGATGTCAGTACCTGCTTGTAAAGCTTCCATGAAATGTTTAGTTCCTGAATTCGCAATAGTTCCTAAACACTTGATCATATCGTCCTTGGTCATTCCAATACCATTGTCTTCGATCGTGAGTGTGTTGGTCTCTTTATTACCTGTAATCTTGATATTATAGTCTCTCAAACTCTCTGAGTTTTGAAGAGCGTTGTACCGAGCTTTGTCGATTGAATCTGATGCATTACTAATCAGTTCACGAAGAAAAATGTCTTTATTCGAATAAAATGTGTTTATGATCAAAGACATCAATTGATTGATCTCTGCCTGGAATGCGTATGTTTCTGTAGTAGACATAATGAAAAGAAAATTATAAGAGTATATATAATTAAATGCAAAATTATTTTAAATAATTTTTTTAATAACATAGTAAATGTTTTATTTCAAATTGTCGTAGTTTTTTAATTTGATCTTCAGAAATAAGTCTATCATATTTAAGATTCAAATAATCATAAGCTACATGTTTGTCCATATGTTCAAAATCATTTTGTCCAATCATCATATATTTACCCAATTTAGTACATAATATCTTGTATTCACTATCCTTTTCTAAAAAAGGATAAAATAACACCATAAATGAAAAACATGACGAAACAAATTCTTTATCTTTTAAAAAAATAATCTTATAACTTTTATAAACATTTTTCAAAAAATGATAAAAAATGTTTGCATTATCTTTCATTGTTAAAAACATCATATTTGTTAAAATGAAATCATAAACAGTTGTTTTGTATATAAAAAACGGATAGTAAATAGTAGATTCAAAAACATGGAGATCCATATCATTTGCTATGTTTTTAAATTCCTTACAAACAGTTTTTATTAAACATAAAGTATTGTAATCCATAAATTTAAAAATCTCACGAATACAATTACCGTCTAAAATAATCATAATATGATTAAAATATACTAATTATTTTAAACATATTTTGTTTTTCATATAAAATTAAAACGGGTATATTTAATATTGATATAATGAATGAAAATAACAACACGACATATCCAAAACAACCACAACCACAAGAGAAAGAGCATCCTGTTCAAGAGAAGAAACTGTTGTTGTTTGAATTAAAAAAAATATTGATAGAACATAGACATAGAACAGAGTTCAAACTTCACATCTACCCCAATAAACACAATTTCGTCACAAAAAATAACCTATTCGTATTTATTCGACCAAATACCAAAGATTTTCTAGAGTTCGTCTTTAAACACTTCGATATCGGTTTCTGGTCGTCCATGACAAGAGAAGACACATACGACATTCTCATCAGTCTACTGTCGAGAAAACAAATAGATTCAGTCAAAATAGTACTCACTCAAGAGGACTGTAGTACATTCGGAGACTATGTTAAAGACACCATAAAACCAATTTACTATAAGATTGTGGATAGACTGTGGACTAACTCGAATGAGACAAAGTGTTATAAAAAAGAAAATGTACTTCTGATAGACCATTCGTCGTACAAGTCCGTTTTTAATCCACCACATGTGTCAATTCATCCAAAAACATTCAATTTGTTAAATCTTGAGAAAAAAGACTCCGAGCTGATGCGCCTACAGAATTACCTGAAACATTCACTCAACGTATCATCATTGCATTCTTACGTTCGTCTGAATCCATATGAAGCATTCGATAATCCAGAAACCGAACCCGAACCCGAACCCATACCATATAGAAGGTTTCAGATCATAACATGGTTCGCTCGTCTGTTCGAGCGTATGTGTTCACCAAGACAAGGATAAATTTATTTTTTATAATACAGATGGAGGAGAGTATAAGCAATATACATATATATCGGATAATGACCTGAACTATATATCAGGTTTTATGATACACCTAATGATATTTTATGTTTTCAATAATATAATAATATAATAATATAATGTTAAATACCAAATTTGTTCTCTCGAATAATGATCTTTTTGAACTTAAGATATACATTCCATGTGGTGCAATTAATGAGGACGATGATCAAAGTGGAATTTCACATTTTTTAGAACATATTAAGTTTAATAAAACCACACAATCGCCTACATTAAACAAGGAGTTTAATAAAGCGAAAACTCTAGGAAGCACTATTAATGCATACACTACAATGGATCATACAACCTTTTTTACAAGTTCGTCTTCAAAAAATTGGAAAACAATTACAAAGCTTCTATTAAAAATAGTGTTTGATACTAAATTTAGCAATAATAATATTGAAAATGAACGAAAGATAGTGTTTGAGGAAAAAGCTATGAGATACGATAACCACATAGCTGCTAATGTTTTAGACACACTTCATCTTTCAAAAGATAATCCTTATGTTACGAAATCAATTATCGGAAGTGATAAATCCTTACTGAACATATCGAATGCTGATTTAAAAAAATTTAACGACGAGCATTACTTTGTTGATAATTGTATTTTTTTAATATCATGTTCGAATAGCCAAAAAGAAAAAATTTGTGATTTCATTATGAATTTTTTAAAAAAAATAAAACATTTAAAATGGACAAATGAACATAAAAAAATAATAGACACCTGTTTATATAAATCTTATGATTTTAATTTACAGGTAAATATAAATACTTCTAGTGAATTTAATAGAGTCCTTCTTAATTTCAGAAGTTTTTGCCTTACTAACGAGGATGTATGTTTTCTACCGGTTATAAATTATATAGTGACAGAAGAGTTATATAAAGAATTGAGAGAAGATAAGGCCTTTGTTTATAAAATTTATTGTACAAATGATACACAATTACATGTTGGCTTTACAAGAGTTTCTTTTACAACAACTTACGATAATGTTTCTATTATTATAAATAAAATCGTAGAAATAATCGAATCCCTTTCTAAAAATAAGACTCTATTTGATAAACAGATGTCCAGTTTTCTCAATAAATTCGACATAGATAAATCATGCTATATAATGAGTGATGTAGTTTTTTCATCTAGACAGATAAAAGATTCGTCAGTTTTAAGAGAAATTATAAACGATTTTACATACAATCATTTCAAAAAACTATCAAAATATATATTTGATTTAAATTACATGAGTGCAATGATAATTTCAAATAATAAAAGTGTAGACTATCATATTAATATGTTCAAAAAGGAACTAAAATATAACGCATATCAAGCTCTATAAAACGGTAAACGTATAACTTAAGATAAAAAATTGATATTCAAAGAAAGAATAAAATAATAAAATAATTAAGAAGATATTAAAGTTAGAATGAAATTTTTTGTAATAGAAGGTAATGTTGGTACTGGGAAAACAACTTTTCTAAAAAAAATGAAAGAAAGATATGATGATATTATAATTATAGAAGAACCAGTTGACGAATGGTATAATGTAAAAGATGAAGATGATGTTAGTTTATTTGAACGATTCTATACAGATCCAAAGAATTATGGTTATTTATTTCAAACAAATGTTTTAGCAACAAGATTTAAGAAGATTCTTGATACAATTAGGATGTATTCAAGTCAAAATAAAATCATTTTATGTGAAAGATCCATTCTTACAGATAAACATATTTTTGTCGCTGCTGCATTAGAACTAGGTTCTCTAAACAAAATGGAAGCTGAGGTTTTCAACAATCTCTATAATATTTGTTTATACAGTACACATATGAAAGTTGATAGTATCGTATATCTACAATGTGATCCTACAATTTCATATGAAAGGCTAAAAAAAAGAAATCGTAAAGGAGAAGAAAGTGTGCACTTTGATTATATCAAACTTTTACATGAAAAACACGAAGATTGGTTGATAAATAAAAAATCAGACATTCCAATCTATGTTGTAGACAACACTTATGAACCCGATTTTGTTAATATTTACAGTTTTTTAAAGAAAATGTAAAAAATTGAATATATTATATTTTACTTTAACCTTTCTAAAAGCTCAATTACAAAGTGATCTCAAATCAACACATCATATACGCTCTATTTCAACAAATATGGCGTGCTGTGTCGCACTTTACAATCATCCCGTTGTTACTGGTGTGTACAACCCACCAGTTGGAATTCAGGTAAAATCTATCAACAATGTTCTAATTGCGAATATCCCAATCGGTATTAAGTTCATCCCTGCCATTATTCAAGGGGATTGCATGAAATATGTTATCGGAACAAATGGGTACTATTTTAATGGAATTACTAAAGCGAGCAAGGTTGATTATATTTGGTATCATAAAGAAATTAATATGATTGAAATCAGGGGATTTGAAGGATACATGAACGATGCCGTAGCAAGAATCAATGCAAGAATGGAACATATTAAAAATGCCATGATCTCTAAAAGTGTCGATGGAAACACTGAAACCAAGAACCAAAAATTAAAATGGGCTGATATGGTAGACGACGGTAAACCATTTGAATTCACAGTATGAACTAAAAAGTAGCTATAATAAAATTAACGCTCACAAAAGAAAAAAACAAAACAAAAAACATTTTCTTATTTTTTTTCACGATTTTACTTTAGCAAAAAAATTGAAAGAGTTAAGATACAAATCTATTTTATTAAAAAACCAGAACAATATGGAATATACTATGTTTATTGATGTTGAAACAACCGGCTTTATAAAATCTAACCCTTATTTAGTATCTATAGCATATTCAATTTATGCAAATAATGTCATAAATGATGATTTTTCCAAAGAAATGCCAAGTAAAGTGCTCGAATATTATACAATAGTAAAGCCTCCTTCCAAAGATTATATCATACCAAAAGAAAGTGTTAAAGTTCACGGAATTACAACCCAAATGGCTCAAGAACAAGGCATATCCAACGAAGAAGTTATTGACAATTTACATTGTGTATTTGATGTTTATAACATAAAAACAATTGTAGCTCATAATATTGATTTTGATATCAGTGTTATGTTTATTCAGTTAAAAAGATATGATGTTAAACAAACAACATGTCCACTTAAACAAAAGATGTATGATAAAAAAGTGTATTGTACAATGAAAGAAACTACCGATATGATGAATCTTCAAAGAAATAATTCAAGAGGTTCTTACAAAAAATATCCTAAATTACAAGAACTTTATCATAAACTTTTCGATGGTGAAGACTTTCCTGCTCATAACGCATTAGAAGATGTTAGAGCATGTGTGAGATGTTATTATAAGCATCTCTATAATATCGACATATACAAGTAAATATAAAGAAAAATATATGTTCAATCTATGTAAATAATTTTATCAAGTTTCATTGTTCTTTACATTACATACATTTATGAATTTAAGTATGTTATTATTGCCCACATAGCAATATGGATTAACACACCATTGTCGTGTAATATTTGTACATTTTTAAATTTTCCATGAAATATAAAATCTACATTAATTTTGAAAGTTTCTGAAATAAAAAAAACACCAAAATGAAAGATATAATAGTGTAGCAATAATTAGATAAAAGTTAGTGTAAATATGTAAAGTTTTATGATTTTTTATGGAAATGTATGCTATAAAAATATACATAAACCAACACAATCCGTCTGATATATGATCAAGTATTAAACCAGTATACGATTGTTTTTTACATTGTCTAGCAACACTACCATCTAGACAATCTATGATATGATAAAGTATCATCATACCTAACAAATAATATTTATTGATTTTATAATGAAAAGAAATCAACATAATCATAATTAATATCATGTTTGTGAATGTAATATAATTTGGTTTTATGTTGTATTTACACATAATTGGATTGACATATGTTTATATGAATGTGTAAATATAACGATCGGTACAATACTGTGTTTGTGGAGCGGGCATGTTATTCTTTATATAATATAAATGAAAGAAACCCGTGTATATATGGATGGTGTGTTTGATTTGTTTCATGTAGGACATGTAAAATCAATAAAACAGATAAGAGATTTTGGAACAACAATAATAATTGGCGTTGTATCGGATGAGGATGCTATATCATATAAAAGAAAACCCATTATACCACAAGAACATAGATGTCAAATGATAGAACAATGTAAATATGTGGATGAAATAATATTTCCTTGTCCATTATTTGTAACTAAACAATTTTTGAACGATCACAATATAGATGTTGTTGTCCACGGTTTTAAAGACGAGGAAGATTACAAAAAACAAAAAGATTTTTTTAATGATATTGATCTTGTTGTAACGAAATATAATAATATTGAAACAACAACCGATATAATAAATAGAATTATCAATCAATAAAAAAAAAAGTTTTTTTCCCGACTAATTTATACAAATACGATATATGTTTAATTTATAGAAATAATTTCATCATCAAACAACTTATACAAATTATTTTTTTTGTTAATTTCGTGAATATCATGTATCGTGTCACAAATATCTTTGAGTCTCATGTTTTTTTCATCATCATTTATGTGTTTGCATTCATACGCCTTATAAATTTGCACATCTAATGTTGCGATAGCTTTTGTTTTTTTATGTGATAAATTTAGCATGTAAAGAGAATTGTACATAATATTGATCGGTTGGTGTATATTTTTAGAAGATTTATCATTATTTGTATTTGGTTGTGAACAGATAATAGATAATGTCCTCATTTTAATGTCATAAAAAAAAACATAATTATTTTTTTAAATAATATCAATTAAATATTATCAATTAAATCTTGAATATACATGTTACTTTTTTCTATTTTTGTTATTTCTTCTTTCAACTTAAGGAGAACATCACATTTAGTATGGGCATGATAAATACATGTTAAATTCTTTCCAGTGTAATAACCAAGTGTTGTCATGTAAATTGTTGTTAGAGTTATTTTAATGTTCAATTGAAACGGACAAATTGTGATAAGAATCATATAAATATAATTTATCATCATTGATTTGAAGCAAATATTGTAATATTTAGGCAATTGATCGTTGTAAATTTGTGCAACAGACTTACAATTTACAGCATACTCTACTTCATTTTTCAGATATCCTTGTAGACATGTTCTTGTTTTTGTCAAGGAATCTACTTCGTCGTCCGCATTGTTTTTTTCAGTTTCTAGATCGTTTAAACTATTTTCCAATTTTTTTACATGCATGTGTAATTTATTATTTTGCAAAATGATATATTCAGTTGATGGATTTTCTTTATTCATAATGTCATTTTTAATTTCGTTTGTTGTAAAGTACATCTTCAATGGAATGTTTTTATTTTCATCATCCATGTTTATATTCATCTTGTAATAGAAAGTTTGATTTGTAGTTACATATACAATAACTTGGTATCTAAATCAAATTTTAACACGACTTGAAAAACAATATAAAAGAAAGATGGAACGATCTTTTAAGTATAACATATTTTGTCGATGATGCAATTAAAACAGGTTTCCTTATTAGAGTTAAAGGTGTCTTCATTTTGTAACAAAAATGCGTTACGACAACAAGCAAGAAAACAACAAACTCCGAAATATAAGCATAAAGCAATCACCACCTATTCTACTTATCATACTGAAAACGATGGACAGTTTGATAATAATAACCAGCAGAAATGTGAGTATATTGACAAGTTTACGATCAACTTAACAAAAAATGCTAAAAAAGGTAAATATGATAAAATAATTGGTAGGGATAAGGAATTAAAAGATATCCATCAAGTTCTGTTAAAAAGAACGAAAAAGAATCCCTTGATTGTTGGTGATGCTGGGGTGGGTAAAACTGCTTTAGTTGAGGAATTAGCAAGGAGTATAATATATGATAAGCAAATTAATGCGGATTTACAAGATTGTGAAATCATTCAGTTAGATATTACCTCAATAATGTCTGGAACAAAAATGCGAGGGGAATTGGAAAATAATATAACGAACCTCCTAAAAGAGTTATTGGAACTAGAAAAAACTATATTGTTTATTGATGAGATACATTCACTTGTAATTGGTGATAAAAGTTCAATAAATGTCCAGTCATACGGAAATGGAATAAACATTTTTGATATATTGAAGCCACCATTGAGTAGAGGGCAAATAACAGTAATAGGATCTACAACATACGAAGAGTATGCTAAATATTTTAAAAATGATGCTGCGTTAGAAAGACGATTTCAAGTTATTGATATAGAAGAACCATCTGTTGAGAAAACACTTGAAATGATGTATCAAATCAAAGGAGGGTACGAGGAGTATCATAAATGTATGATAATGGATACAGCTATTAAAAAGTCTATTCAGTTAGCAAACATATATCTACCTTACAGAAAATTTCCAGATAAAGCAATAGATCTGATCGACGAAGCATGTTCAAAAGTAGTCATAGAAAGTTTCAAAGAAAAAAAACATATTAGAATCGTTGACACCGTAGATATTGAAAATGTCATGAGTATGATAAATGGTATCAATATAGATAATATAAACCTGTCTGAAATGGACAAACTGAATGCGGTCGAAAACAGTTTGAAATTAAATGTAATAGGACAACCTAAAGCTGTTTCTACTGTAATGAATACTTTGAAAAGAAGATCCATTGGTATTCATGATAAAAACAGACCTATTTGTAGTATGCTTTTTGTAGGACCCACTGGTGTAGGTAAAACATCTTTATGTAAAATGATTGCCAATGAATACTATGGAGATGATAAGAAATTAATTCGATTTGATATGTCCGAATACATGGAAGATTTCTCTGTGTCTTCCCTGATAGGAGCCCCCCCCGGGTATGTTGGTTATGATGAAGGTGGAAAACTTACAAACGCTGTAAAACAAAACCCTTGTAGTATTATCCTATTTGATGAAATTGAAAAAGCGCATCCAGAAGTCTTCAATGTACTATTGCAAGTATTGGAAGATGGTGTTCTTACTGATGCTTTAAAAAGAACCTATTCATTCAAAAATACTATTATTGTCATGACAAGCAATGCATACCAAGAAAGTAAAAATGTCAATATGATACTTAATGATGATGATCAGAATAAGATTAAAAGTCAAGATATTAAAAAAGAGCTTCTCTGTTATTTTAAACCAGAGTTTCTTAATCGACTCGATGAAATAGTTGTATTTAATCCATTAACACACGAAGATCTTGTTTATATTTGCGATATATTCATTAAGGAAGCATTGAATATGATTTACGAAAAAAACAAAATTAACATTCATATTACAAAAGAAACTTATGAATCTATAATAGATCATGTTATGAAAAACAACACGAAAGATGGCGCAAGGCCGATAAAGAGAATCATTGAGCAATTTGTAATAAATCCAGTCACTGATTATATTTTAACTAATGAAAATACAAATGTTTCTTATATATATTTATGATGAAATTTATCGAAAGACTATCATGGATTGAGTTATTTTCATCTTTAGAAAGTGACATAAATACAACAATAGATAAAGTTAAAAATGAAAACATATGTCCCGAATTAAACAATGTTTTTAAATGTTTTGAATTTTTTGATGTAATAGATACAAAAGTTGTTGTTATAGGACAAGACCCTTATCATACTCCAAATACAGCTACGGGTTTAGCATTTCAAACAAAAAATGTTAACAAACCACCTCCTTCGTTACACAATATTTATAAAGCTGTTAAAAATACATATCCTAACTCTGCTTGCGATATTTCGTCTTGGGTAAATCAAGGTGTTTTAATGATAAATAGATCATTTACTGTTGAGTTAAATAAACCGAATTCGCATTATAAAATGTGGAAATCAATAACAAATAGTATGATAAATCTTTTGAGTAAACATATGAAAGCTCAAGAGCGTAAAATGGTTTTTATGTTGTGGGGAAATAATGCTAAAGAACTAATTCCATTTATTGATAAGGACTTTCATATTGTTTTAACACATACACATCCGTCACCTTTATCTAGAAAGTCGTTCAGTAACTGTAACCATTTTCAAGAATGTAACAAAACTCACCATATAATTTGGTAGTTTTTACTCTAGATCATCTACTGTAAGCGTTTTTTTCTTTTGAAATATATTCCCATGTATTTTACAATATGGACATATATTCCCTGTTTCATCCAATAATAAGGGTGGATGATTATGTATTAAATTCCCAACAATATTGTTGAAATGAACATCTAAATATTGTTTTATAAGTTCTTCAATGAAGCGTAATTGATCTTTCATGATTTGTTATTTGAATGATTTTTTATGGTTTAAGTAAGGTTGTTTCTCTTAGAAAACAACCGCAAAGGCAACTGAAATAACAAACTCTAAGGGGTTTTATTCTCTATTTAAATAAAAACAAAATAGTAGAAGATGAATTCGTTTACTACACAGTCAATAAATACAATCTCAATCGGAAATTGGACAAATGTGGCAGTGAAAGTAGATCAATACAATAATACGATAACCTTTCTTATTAATGGTCAAGTAGATTCACAATATTCCTTTTCGGATGTTGTAGATTTAATTTTTGACGGAACCAATATGATGATAGGTACAGATTTAATTGCAAACAATCATTATATTGGTAATATATCCGATTTAAGCCTGTATAACGGGTGTCTTTCTTTAGACAAAATTAATACTCAATCGTATGATCCGATTTTAATGTTAGGTTATCGTTTTAACACCTACATGACAGCTAATAATTATACAAATTTTAACGATGTAAGTTTTACAAATTCAACACTTGTTGGTAACGAACATATGGACCTTGTGTATAGTTATAAAAATAATAAAAAAGGCGTGAAGATGAACACCTCTACATATTTAACAACGAATATAGATGGAAAGTTCAATGTTAATTTCGGGAAATGCACCATAAGTACCTGGATATATTTAGATACACTACAAACTATTGGGGAAAGAGCATTATTTTTTAAAGATAATTCGTTTTACATTTATATTGATTCGACAAATAATGTTGTCTTTGATTATGGGAATACCGTCATAAGAAGTGATAACTCTTTATCACAGAAAATATGGTATCATCTTGTAATTACCTTCAGTAATTTCAGCAAAGAAATAGTGTTTTATTTAAATGGATCTATATGGAACATATCGTCAAATACCCTTTTAAGTAATGTGACTAATATAACAGAAGGTGATTTATTTATTGGTTATAATAATGATGAAACAAATCCTATTTACTTTGGAAATGGAATTATAGATGACATCTTGATATTTAACAAACAATTAAGATTGGTATCTGTGCAAAACTTATATAATATTTTATTATCTTCTACAGACGAAGATATAAACAATAATTTAAATAAAGGGTCATGGTATCATATTGCAGCAAGTTATGACTACTTGACAAAAACGCTTAAAACCTATAATAATGGCATTTTATTACAGACATATGATAACTATGAAGTACCTGAAACAGTCAATGACGAGCTTATATTCGTTGGTAAAGGAAATACAGCTTATTTCTATGGTAAATTAGACGATATTCGTATTTATGAAAATACACTAAATGATGATGATATATATAATATATATCATCAATATTTCTTATCTGGAAACAATTTTGATGGAGCAGCACTAACAAGTGCAGATCAAGTAAATACGCTTATCACAAGCACCTCGCATATCGGAACCGAAGTCACATTTTCAGGAAATGTGAACAATGCTACCGTTTGGTATGCATTGGCATATTCGGGTGTTTCTCTTTCAAATAAAGAAATAACGGAGAGTTTGTTTAACGATTCTCGATTATCATCTGCAATAATAAGTGAGAATATTACAGAAGATACAGTTTTAGTCAATAAAAAATTAACAAAAGTAGTTTGTGTAACCGCTAATGAACCGGGGTTGATATTCAATGTAAAACCTATCTCTTCTGTTAATACAACAACTGTTTATTTGTTAGGGAGAAAAGTAATAAATGGGGTGACATCAGACAATATCAGTGCATCTGATGTGAATGTTATTGATATTTTATCTTCACCACATACATCTATTAATTTACAAACGACCTCTACGATATTAAAAAGTGATATAACACTCTTTAGTTCGTATGCTAATATATTATATTACAGAATCGTTGCATATTCTACAGATGTTGTAAATGAACCCACTATAGAAGAACTGTTAGCCTTGACAAATATAGACCATATACAAAATAGTTATACGAATACTCCAAAAAATATTATGAAAGTTGTTAATGATATTTCCATATCGCATTTATACAATGGTTCAGATTTTGTTGCGATGGATATAAGAAAACTTAAAAAGGTGTATGTTATTGCTGTTGATTATAACGAAAATAAATCGCTAAAATCTAAAAGTCCAGAAATTACTGTTGACCCTGTATCTGGTTCAATTACAGTAGTTGTAGAACAAGATGATGGAACAAAAACAGAAACTGAAACAGTCACAACTGGTAATGTTGAGAGTGTCAAAGAAACACAATTAGATGATAGTGGTACACCACTATCTGTTGTGACTACATCAGTCGATAGTGATACTGGAGAAGAAACTACTGTTGTAGAAGATATAATCCAAGGAACAACGTTAGAAACTGTAATATCTACAGATGGTACGATAACTAACACCGTAACAAGGAGTGATGATACTCAAGTAGAAACTGTGACAACTTCAACTGGATATACCATAGAAACACAAAAAGATAGTGCTGGTAACACACTTGGATCTATAGAAACATCTTTACCAATTGTTGACGAAACTGGATCCACAAAAACTACAACCACTATAAAAGATTCTAATGGAACGGAAACAACAAGCACAGAAGTATCTACTGATATCAATGGAGAAATTACAACAACTGTTCAAGATTTTACAGATAACACTGTAAAAGAAACAGTTGAAAAACTTGACGGAGTAATTATAGAAAGTGTGACAAATACTGCCGATAATACGGTGGTTGAAACAACAACTGACACATCCGGTTCTATCACTAAAATAAATAAAGATAGTGCTGGTAATATTATAAGTGAAATTGTAACAACACCGCCTATAGAAACTACAACAGGTGTAACTGAAACTACAACAACTGAGAAAGATTCTTCAGGAACTGAAGTTAAAACAATTGTTATAGTCACCGATGTAATTACAGACACAACAACAACAGTAGTTGAGGATAAAATAGACGGAACCGTTACAGAGACAGTCGTAAACATTGACGACACAAGTGTAGAAAAAGTAACATTATCTACAGGAAGTGTCGTACAAAGTAACAAGGATAGTGATGGTAATGTAATTAGCTCAATTGAAATCACTGCACCTGAAGTTACAGGGACACTTTCTAAAATCACAACAACTGAGAAAGATGCATCAGGGGCTGAAGTTAAAACGACAGAAGTATCTACGGATACAACCTCTGGTACTGTTACTACTACGACCGAAGATAAAACTACCGGTGTAGTTACACAACAATCTGAGTATACGGACGGTACAATAGAACAAACAACTACACAGGCGGATTCGTCAAGCAATACAATTGTGTATGCAGATGATGGCGTGACTGTTACTAGTGAAACCACCGTAACCGCACCTGATTCGTTTGGGTCAGTAACTACCATCGCAAAAAATGTTGATAACTCAGAAATAATCACTGTTACAGATGTTAACAATGAAATAACCTCTAAAATAGAAACAAGTGCAGTAGTTGAGGATATAGTTAATGGAACAACAACTGTTACCACTGTTGAAAAAGGAAACTTTGATGATCAAAATCCAGATGGCGTTACCCTACAAAGTACTACGGTTGTTGTAGATAGTAATACCAATACAGAAACCACTGAAGTTAATAATGTAGCTACTGGATCCAGTAGCATAACAGTAAAAGATAGTAGTCAAAATGTACTTACGCAAACAATCACAAGCGCACCTGATACGGATAACGCGAATGCTATCACCGTAACAGTTATAGATCAAACTGATGGTTCGACTAAAATTACTACAACATTAGATACTGGTATTGTAACTGAAATATTTAATAAAGAAGGTATCAGTATCGAAACTATCACATCTGCTACATCTAGAACACAAACCATAAATCAAGTAGATCAATCAAGTGTAGAAACAGTATATGTTGACGATGGTTCGGGTGGCGAAATTGTTAAAGAAACTACTACTGTTTCTGCACCAGATCCTACAAATAATCAGGTAACAACTGTGATTGATAATAAAGAAACAAACACAGTAGTTACTCTTGTAAATGATATCCATGGTGACTTCATCAGTAAAGTAAATGTTTTAAGTTTCACTGATGTTGATTCTAATGATGTTGTTCAAACATTACAACTAAACGAAAGTGACGAAGTATTATATACAACTAATGTACTTAGCAATAATGGTACTTTTGTAAGCTGGATTGAAACAGATTCCCCTTCTACAGTTGATGATACCACTACAACTGTCACCACTCACAAAAAGGAAAACGGAGTGGATGTGTTATTCACATCCACCCTTGAAACAGACAATGTAAACGCTACCAACACCACAACCATTGAAAACATTTCAGACACTTCTAAAACATACCAATTTCAAACAACAATTACCGATTCGTCCGACACCTTTGTTAGTTTGGTAGAAATATCAGCTCCTTCTACAGTTAATAATGTCATTACAACTGTCACAACTCACAAAGATGTAAATGAAAACA